ATGCTGATCAAACGCAAATCCATCGAGGCGCAAGCCAACACCAAGGCCGGTCCTGCTCCGGACAAGGCCAAATCCAAGCCAAAAACCGCCGCGCCGCGCAAGCCGCGCTTCGCGCCGGTCACGCTGTCGGAGCAGGAAGGCGTGCGCTACCTGCATTTCGGCACCGAATGGGTGCAAGGCGCCATGCGCATCCGCAAGCCCGACTGGATCGAGCTCGAATACGCCCAACAGATGATGAGCTGGATGCTGTTCAATCGGGCGCCGCAGCACATCGTGCAACTCGGCCTTGGCACGGCGGCGCTGACCAAGTTCAGCTATCGCCAGTTTCCCGCAGCGAACGTTACCGCGGTCGAACTGAATCCGTCGGTGATTGCGATCTGCCACAGCATGTTCAAGCTGCCGCCCGAAGACGCTCGCCTGTCGCTGCTGGAAATGGACGCCGACGACTTCATCCACGACGAGCAGCGCCACGGCACCATCGATGCGCTGCAGGTGGACCTGTACGATGCCACCGCGCGCGGCCCAATGCTCGACACGCCGGAATTCTACAAAGCCTGCCGCGACAGCCTCAGCGAAGACGGCGTCATGACGGTCAACCTGTTCGGCGACCATCCCAGCTACGCCAAGAACCTCAAGGCCATGCGCTACGCCTTCGACCAGGTCGTCTCGCTGCCCGAAGTCCATGACGGCAACGTCGTCGCGATCGCTTTCCGGAAAGCGGTCGACTTCGATTTCCCCGCCCTGTACGAGCGCGCGGAAGAAATCAAGGCCGCCACCAAACTGCCGGCGAAATCCTGGGTGAACGGGATCAAGAGCAATTTCTGAGCGGCGCGTCCGCTTAACAGGTCCGGCAAGTCCCTCGATCATCCCCCTATGCAGCTGGATTGCTGCCCCGGCGCGGGTTTTCAGGGGGAGATGGATATTTTTTAGATTTTTTCAAAAAGGGGCTTCCAAGTTTGAAAATAATCGGGTTATAATCACGCCTCTTCATCGGGGGGCGTTAGCTCAGTTGGTAGAGCAGCGGACTCTTAATCCGTAGGTCGAGTGTTCGAGTCACTCACGCCCCACCACCCGAATACCAATGAATAAAAGGCTTGCAGCGATGCAGGCCTTTTTTCTTTTCTGCGATTCCGCCCCCTAAAATAGACGCAATAATAGACAGTGTCTAAAATACAGTGGTCCATACAGTGGTTGCAAAAGCGGGTTGCGCAGATGCGTTCTACGTCGTTTTGCCGCGAACCTAAACCAATGTTATTTCTACGTGGCCGGGTATCTCAATGGCCGCATTCCCTTCAAACACCATGCGATTCACAATCGCCCCCTGCAATTTTCGGCCGACGATAGCTACTCGCGCCGTCCAAGCGACGGCTATATGCAGGTCCGTCGGTAACACTATCGGCTGCCATGTATTGAAGTCTATGAGCGTCGATCCTTTGGGAAAGATAATGTCGCCTGTATAGACAAAAACAGAGGGCGCTGCTGCGTCTGAAGACAAAACGGAATCGGCCGACTGCAACTCAATCGTCTCAAGCCCCATACGCTCAATAAATTCCTGCATTGTTTGCGATGGTGCTCTCGTCGTAATTTGCGCCAAAAGACATCCCCTCTCATCGCGCTGAAGATTTCCGTCCACAATGGAAATCATCAACTCATTCAGCGGTGCAAGTTCACGCACCTCAGTGTGATACGTTATCGATCCGCTTGCCACGCGCTCCACCGAACGCAATCCTAATCCGAGAGGCGGCCCTACCGCCACGGTGACCTCGGGGAAGTTTTTAATTAATGCCGCCGGACCAAGTATGCCTGCGAGGTTGGCAGGGTTTTCAACGAAATCGGAGTAAGCAATCGTCGCGACCGGCTTAGATCGAGGCCATTGGTCAGTCTGATGAACTTCCAACCAATGACCGTTGCAAAGCACGAAGTACACGGCCCCGACTTCGGGATGCCGAGCATAGGTGTACGCCTGGATGCGCTCTTCGTCACCGATTGTCACCGAGGGCGCCTTGGCTTCGATCACCCATGCGACGCGTCCTTCCGCTATAAGCATGTAGTCGATCTTGCCGCGCAAGAGCGGATCCTTTTGCGGCTTTTTATGGCCCAGTTGATCGCGGCCATATCGCAAGTTGAGTTCACGAATCACATCGTTGGTGGTGCCCGATCGATATCCCAGCGCTCGAATGAGCGGAGCGACAATTTCCTCTCGAACATCTGTTTCGTTAAACTTAGTAATATCTATGGCGTCAGACATATATCCCCCGGTTAATACCAGTTTAATAGCAAAGAGATATCATGTGCGGTCGAATCACCCAAACCCGAGCAATACGTGAATACGGCGCCGCCGTCGGCTGGTCCGAGGAAGAAATGCGCGAGCGCGATATTAGCGGCTTCCGCGCCGACTACAACTGCACTCCTGCAGTCGAGCACTTGGTGTTCCGCATCCTCGATGGCGCGCCGACGGCCGAAATGATTCCTTGGCAGTGGCTTTCATCCTGGGCAAAACACGAAGGCATGAAGCCGGCGATCAATGCCAAGCGCGAGAAACTTCTCGGAGGTTATTACCGGCCGCTGATGAAAACAGGCCGTGTGATTGTGCCGGCATCGGGATGGTATGAATGGACCGGAGAAAAAGGAAAGAAGCAGCCTTGGTACATTCGGCCAAAGGATGGCGCGCCGGTTTTCATGGCCGCGCTGACCAATCATTTCCCTGACAAAGAAGATCCGGAAGGCGCGGGCTTCGTGATCGTCACCGACGACTCTGCCGGCGGCATGGTGGATATTCACGATCGCAGGCCTGTCGTTCTATCCCCCGAAGCCGCCCAACTCTGGATGGACTTAGATTTTCCGTATGAGCAGGCCGAACAAATCGCGCGCGTGTCCGAGCTGCGAGACGATTACTTTGAGTGGTACAAGGTTTCAACGGAGGTGAATCGCTTTGGCAGGCACGACGAAGAACTTATCGAGCCAATTCCCAAAGAACTTTTGTAATGCACTCCCGTTATACTAAGCATTCGTTCCCTTTGCCTTGATCGATGCATGAGCCGAACTCTTTTTGATTCAATGCTCTTCAGTCCGGCTTTCGTGCTGTGCTTAGCTCGATAACACCTGGCAACCTGTCATGGAATAGTTGTACAGGGACCGTTAATAGTGTAAGCCCTTCTGCGTAGAGAAATCCGCGCAACGTTTCCAAGGCCCGTCGAGTCTTAGAATTAGGCGGTTCCGCTGAATCGACAGCGAGCTGTATTCCTTGAGGCTCATGATCGTATTCGATTCGATCAACTCCAATGGATGTGTTGTTCGTGCTCACAATCCGCCATCCAGCTTGTTTAAAAACATTTACGAAATCAATAGCAAGGTCGGTTTGTTCGGCTGTCGGAGGCGATATTACCCGGACTATTTGCCTCGGAAACGGGCGCAGAATTTCGACTAATGTTATCTTTTGAAACGACGAAAGTCTTCGGGGTGCAATCTTCTTCTCCAATGCCAAGCGTGCACTACGGTCTGCCTCCAACTGGAGTAGCAATTTTGCATTTTCTTTTTGAATAACGGCCGTTCGCTCGACAGCGTTTGCAGCTTCTTTTTTGGCAATCGCGGACGATTCATTGGCCATTGCCGTTGCCTTCTCATTTTCGCTGATCCGTTTGTCCGAATATTCATCACGAATATTTCCAAAAAAGAGCACCATTGCAGCCAACATTGCTGTAGCAATGGGCCCAGCTAGGGTAACGAATGCAGAACGATTTGCTCTCGGCTGACGATGTTTCCCTACTTCCAAAATGGCCGTCATGACAGCGCAAAATACTGTCGCCACGCTGGCGCCCATAAAAATTACATCTGCCGTCGAACTTGAAATAATCACATCTCCCTCCAAAAATACTTCATGTCTACGCCGCCTTACCCAAGAAATAACTCTGAACAATATTCTACTCAGGTCCGTAATCATGTTGTAGCAAACGTTCATAACGAGAGACTTCCATCCCAGATTCGCGACGAAATTCTACGTAGGTTTGCTCTCGACTGGTAACGTATGTTGCCGTGATTAAAGACGGTTCCCACATTCAAAAAAAAGGAATTTTCATGAGTCGAGTTAAGATCGGAAAACATTACATCGCAAATGGTGGCACCAACACTATTCAGCAAATTATTGCACCAGCAGATAATGTGCACGGGGCGATTCTCAGAACAATCTGTTTAGGTAGTGCGAATACTTCGCTTGCTCAAGTCTCCATTTACGCTGATGTCAATGCGCCCACAGTTCCGGGGGATCCCAACTGCCGGATGATCGTGATGGTTAGCCAGCCTGAGTTCATAACTGTCATCGTTCCTTATGAAATTGAAGTACCAGCCGGTCTGGGCGTTTGGATAGGATTTGTTCAGGGTAAAGGCCAATCCAACATCACGTATGATCTTGTCGACATCTGACAAATAAAAGAACAAAAAATACGCGGCTCTCAAGAAATTGATGAGCCGCTTTTGTAGGTTAACATCTATCTAAATTGGTTAGATGCAATAAATTAACTGTTCGCTTCGCTACACGTCTAGTGTCCGCAATCGGCCAAGAGCAGACCTTCATATTTTTATTTTCTGAGTGGACGTGATGACATCGTATTCCGAACGGAGTGGGAGGAAGCCTTCTTTTGAAGTCTCGTATCGTTTTTTGACAGCCGAAGAAGGCGGGAGAAAATCTTTACCGCATCAGCACACTCGTTGGGACTTTCGGTATGAAGGAGACGACCCGATTGCTGATGGCATTTGGATGATTTGGCCGGAATTTCTGTCTGCCGAAGAAAATGTACTTCCGAAGGGTGAAGTTCCTACCACCGGGCGAGCGCTGATGTACATCGTAAATCTGGATAACGTGCCCTATCATCGAAAACGAATATCAATAGGGACAAGAGGTTTCTTTGTGGAAGGTCCAACGGCGGTCGCGACTTGTGAGGTTGTCGCAATACATAGCCTTGCTTCTGCAGCCTGCTAACGGCCAGAAGCAGACCTTGAAAACCGTCACTGTCCGTTTCCCGCCCCGCCGACTATAGGCGCATCGTCCAAAAACTGAATGCTCCATTCCTGCAGGCACGTCGGCGCCCTCGCGTCTTTGGACATCGAGGCATGCTGAAGGCCACGAACAATCATCCCTCCGTCACTTAGATTGGTGATCGTCGGCTGATAAAGTGGGAAAAGGATATCCGGGGATTGAATATTCGGCACCGCCCATTTATAAAGCCGCATGACTGCGTGGTTTGCCACTATGCATACGTTTAACCGACCACGTACGCCCGGATCGGCATTGACATCTCGCGGGGGCCGACGTGCGCCCATATCCCGAAGCTGGCAGACTTTTACGTACATATCATCACCCCGCCGCCGGCTCATTCTTCAAGCGCGCATGCATCTTGTCGATACCCGCCTGGATACCGCCACCAACCACGATCGCCGCTGGCCGTATGGCCTCAATATCGAGCCTATCCATGCGCAGCAGCTCGCGGAGTCGGCGAACTTCCCAGAGTAATTCGCGGACCTCGGGCGACGAGCTTTCCTTTGCCAGCTCTTTCAGTCTCGACAATGGGATAGGAAATGGATGCATATTCATGGCTGCCAACTACTGTATATAAATACAGCATAACGTAAACTGCCGGAAGAATATATATCTCTTCCAGGCGCGTCAACGGGCCGAATGTTTCTCACGTTATGAGAATAGCGTTTCCACGCGGGAACGCTTTTCCTGCTCATCACAAACCCAATAAAGGAATCTTCGCCTATGACGCTCGCACAAGTTCCACAAATCCTAGAAGCAGCCGGCATCACCGCCGTTGCCCTTGGACTGCTTTTCTTTTTTTGCAACAGGGAGATTTTCCCTTGGCGGCCAACTTTGTGGGCCTTCGCTGGCGTGATGCTTGTGACTTGGTACGGAATTCTGCTTGTGCCTTACCACGATCCCAACAGCTTCCGGTCACTCTTAGATGAGGATCGTTGGTGGTATTCGACCTGGATCCCCCGACTTTTGGCTGCAGCCACATTTGCGTGGGCTGCAAAACTCTGGTGGTACGACGAATTTTATTGACCAGTTATCAGGGTAAGGTGCCTTTTCCTTACCCTGACGGGCTATGCCAGCGAAATAGAAAACACAAACGGAGCACGCCACTCGGCTCCAAAGGCTGACTTTGCCACTGGCCAGTTCACTTGTCGTACTAATTCCGCGCTTCCCTACTTCGGCCAAGCATCGACCGTCTTTCGATGCCGCGCGCCGCAATCGCCGTACATCTTCAAAACTGTTCCCTCAACCCATAGCTGCCAGAGATCAAAGTCCAGTTCATTTGGTGGCGCCGGGATAGCCGGGCATCGTGCTGCCAGACTGCTGTCCAGCACCGGCCGCTGCGGCGTTGGCGGCGGCAACTGCTGCTTGGAAACTGCGCAGCCGCTCAGCGTCAGGGCGGCAATTAACAGGAAGAGGATTTTGTTTTTGAACATTTTTCAGGTCCTTTGTGATGGCCGACATGGCCGAGATCAAATCGTCGCGCGCGTCGACGTAGCCTTTTGCGGCAGCATTGATGTTGCTCGCGACCGCGACCAAGTCGTTGAGGGCGCCGGCGGCTTGGGTCGCGCGGATGTCTGCTTGCTCCCGCCTCAGATCGGCAATTTCGGCATCCTTACGCCATCCTTGGGCGGTCCAGCCGATCGAGGCCGCGATTGCCGCCACGACGCCCCACTTCAACCAGGCGGGGACAAGCCAGTCAAAAATCCTCATACGAGTACCGTCCTTGCACGCTGGTAAATGGCCAGCCGATCGGCAAAGCCATTGGCGTCGCCATACGCTGCAGTCTTCCGCCCACGGTTCACCATGTCGCTGACGCCGTCGATATCGCCTTGATCAGCCCATGTGTTGATTTTGTTGACCTTCCAGAACCAACCTGATCCCCGACAGCCGTCAACTGGCTGGCAAAGCAGCTCAGGGTGCTCGACACAATCGATACCCAGCGCCATCATCAAAGCGACATGGTTGTCGTAGCCGGTAATCTGGATCGGCCCTCTCCCCTTCCAGAATTTTCCCGGCGTCGAACCGCGCGCTGCGGCGATTCGAATCGCCTCCGGATTCGTGTTCCCAAGATCAGCGCGTTGATCGTAAGCAGATCCCGAAGCGAGCTCTTCCATGAAGGCCAGTTGCGCACTTTCATGCCCGATCTGTGCCAGGAAGGCAGCCTGTCGCAACGGGGTGTTGATCGAGAATTCCGTCATCGCTGCGTTCAGCGGATCCAAAAACAACAATGCCCGCTTCGCGGCGGGCATGATGGTTTGAAGTTGAGTCAGGTTCATGGTCTCGACCTCGGCGACGGCTGACCGTTCAGGAAGCGTGCTATGTTCCCATGCGATCGAAACACAGCCACCATCACTGCAGCATTCGTCGCAACCTCAGACCAGTCGACGGGGACCACGTATTGGCCGGTCAGAATACGAATCACCATCCAGGCGTAGGCGACGGCCACCAGATAGGCCACCACCGACATATGCATTTTGTGGCGCGCGTAACGCTTCCGGTAGAAAAGCAGCCGGACGCAAATCGCAAGTCCAATCAAAAGATTGAGTGTCAACAGCGCCTGGTCGAAGCGCGACAGATGCACGACGTAGAGAATCATTTAGTGTCCTTCCATTTTGTGAGCCAGCTTCCGAACCGTCCCATAAATTCACCGAACGTCATCGATGCCATGCCGTCCAGCCCCTTGTTTATCACCGTCACGACCACCGCCGATGCGATCAGCGCGGCAACCGCCGGCGACTGCAGCGGCGTCACGTGCATGATCTCGGGTGCCACCAGGTAGCCGGCCACGATAGACACCGCGAAATACAGCACGCGCCGCACAAGGCCCATGTCCTGCGCGCGCAGCACGAACAGCGCCGCCCCCGCAAATGCGCCGACCAAGGCGTTACCGTCGATGCCAGACAATAGGCTGACAGCGCTGAACCCACTGATCACAACAATGCCGGCCGCAGTCGAACCCGACGCGAATGGTTCTGCCATCTTTCCCCCTGAAATAGAAAAAGCCACGGCATCGTGGCTTCTGCGATAAAATTTTTCTCGGACCAACTGAATTTATAACTATGACAAATCAGCACTATTTCCACGTCTGCCCAATCATGCTTTCGCCCGGCAGCGTAATTACACCTGGCAATTTTGGACGAGTGATCGAGCAGTACCGGCCAAATTCAATCACTGGAATGGCAAGTCGAGAACTGAGCTTTGAAGTTGCACGCCTGAGGTTGTTCCCGCATTTGCCTAGTCGACTAAAAGCGCTCTTTCTTTTCGGGTCTCTTGACCAAGCCCGGCTGTATCTAAATCAACACGCCATTACCTCAGTAATTTATGAAGTAGAACTCGTTGACGAGACGTTGCCGCTGTTCTTCGGCGATATGCGATTGGTAAGAATAGATTTCCCGTCTGACGATATCGCGGCGATCCCCTATATGATCAACATCGGTGCGCTGTATTGGAATAGCACTCACGAGAGAGACTCAAACATCGAAATTCTGACGGAATCTCCCGCACGAATTATCCGTATGATTGATGATCGCATCACCGTTGAACAACTTCAGGCAGAGTCTGGACAGACTACCTAGAACGCTACACATCGACAAAATCTGGCCAAATAAAAATAGCGAGTTGTTCGCTAAGAATAGGTCACGGCGTTTCGGAAGAGATCATCGACCTGGGAATCCGACAGTCCAATCGCAGCCGCAAGCGACGCAACGAACTGACTGTCACGCTCGATCGATGCCGCGAACTGCCACGCAAGCCGCACCTCGTCAGTGCCAGCTGCAACGGCCGCTTCGACATCATCGAGCTTACCGGCCGCCAGGAGTGCGCGTCTGGCCTGATAGGGGGTAACCGCCTTCGGAATAGGTGGCACCAACATCGGCACGGTTTCCGAATAGAACTCGTCGGCACCAACGCTCGCACTCTCCGCAACTGCATAGAACGCGCTCAAATCCCGTTTCACGGCATATCCACTCATAGTCACTCCTCCCACCCACTGCAGTTAAGAAACGTACCGCCGTTCCCATAGATATAACAATTCGCTCCCTCAACCTCCATGGAGAACGATTCGTGCACGAAGTCACTAGATCCGCCTGACTGCCAAACCGGTGGAGGTGCCGAGCCAGAACGGAGCGAAAAACTATTGTTTGGTGCGACACCAATATCAGCGAGCGGCGTCTGATTTCCAAGTTCTCCGTACCAGCGCGTTGCGACAGCAAGAGGAATAAACGCACCCAATGCGACTGCAGTAACGCCGGTAAAATTTCCAGAAGCCATTTGCCGACTGGCAGCGACGTTTGATCCCGATAAAACTCGCCATGTGCTTCGGCGACCACGAGTCGCCGTCTGCATCAGATAAGTTCCAGCACTGGCATCAGTACGCGACGCGCCTGGAAGCAGAGCGTTGTAGTCTGAAGCGCTGTATCCGGTAGGTGGAGTCGGTGCGGTGTTGCTTGCATCGAGTGTAGCGGTCAAGCCAATTACGACGTTGTACCAAAGCCAGCGATATAGCCAAGTGTTTGCCGCACGCGCTGCCATAATTGATAATGGTGCGCCAACAGCCCCATTGGCATTGACCGTCTTATTCACGGCGCGCACCGTAACATAGAGGTTGTCGCCATTTTTCAGCACCACCTCATCGGCTGTGACTACACAGTTGTAGTTATTGATGCCAAGGCAATCAATCTTTACATTGCTGGCGAGACCTTTAACGCTCGCAGTGGTCGGTGCATCCGACAAATCAGAACTGTCCTGCCGCACCACTGCACCATCGCAAAACACAGTACGCGTTTTCCCTTGCGCGACAGTAACCCCACTACCTGCAGGAGTCTTCACCGTCAAAGAGAAAGCGCCGGTGGTTGAATTCAGCACCGTCCACCCCTTTGCATTCGCTGGCACTGTGATGACGGCATTCGCTGTCAACGCACCGGTAAATATCAGGATATCGTTTAGCGCCTCATCGGCAGTCAACGTGATAATGGCGCCGCCCGCGAGATTCTTGCTCAGCTGTTTCGGCACGACAGACAGCGCGCCCAAATACTCGCGCGCCGCAGCCGTCTCCTCTGCTGTAATTTCTTGAAATCCGTTGGCGACTCTGCCATCGGCTCCGGTAACTACAGTCGCTCGGATTGGAATAATTTGATCAGACATGTTTATATGCTCAAAGGAATATTACTTTGGGTACCGTCCATCAATTTGAACGGCAGTTTGTTGTCGCTGGTCAGTGGGATATTGCTGCGCGCGCCGCTAGCCAGAAAAAATGGGAATGTTCCTGCAGCTCCACCCGCCTGCTTGTAGGACGCAGACGTGGCATCCCACCGAAAAAGAAGGTTCGTGTCATTGGCCAGGTAGAGGCGGTCGATCACCCCGACTAAGGGAAATGCCGCAACCGATGCGTATGCCGGAGTATCTGTTGGAACGACCACGTCTCCGTCACCGTCGGGACCGTGACCATTCACTGAAACGACGGAACCCAGTCCGTCAATGCCTTTGCTTAACCAGAGTTGCCAGTTGACCGGATCGGTTGGCGGGGAGTCCACGGATATACCGTCGACCAGTCGAACGTATTGCGATCCGGCGAAGAAGACCGTGTCGTTTTTCTCATAGTCGGACGTAGCGTTCCAAGGACCACGTGGCACAACCCCCGCCGGCCCGATCGCGCCTCGCTCCACGAAGACGCCCCAGTTGTCGGCGTCGTTAGCGGGGTTGGTGGCCGACACGCCGACGGTCAATCTCCGGTAGATCGAGCCGCCAGTGGTTACCAGGTCATTCCGCTCATAGGCGCTGACCGGGTTCCATGCGCCGGTCGGATTTATGCCGGCGATGTTCCTGTGATGCCAACCTCCTGCAGCGCCGGTGTACACGTAGAGGCTGGTACTCACAAGATATGTGTCACCAACTGCCGGCGCTGGCGGCAGATCCGAGACATCATTGAGAACATCCTTGAGCTCGATCCCGGTGCCGACAAGGTCGCCATTTTCGTATGCGTCGCGAAACGCGCCAAACGTGTTGAGCAAGGTCGTTGCGGCTTGCAGCAACTCAGGGATCTCGCCTTGCGTCTGCCAAATCCCAAACGCTTGATCCACTGCATCAGCCCCGCGGTAGACCGACGCCAGCGTGAGCTCCGTCGCGCTCTGAATCGCCTCGACTTCGTAGATCGCGAAATCCGGTCCCAGCAGTCCAAACCCAGCCTTGACGTTTCCGATAAATAGCGTGCCCGTGCCGGTGATGATCCTGCTACCGTTCTGGACACTGATCTTGCCTGACTTGTACCAGGTCATATTTCTTTCCGAAAAAAAAGCCGCACATTGGCGGCTTGGTTCATTGAGTCAATAGTTCGTCACGTCCAGTAACAGCGCGCCAAACTGGCGCACACCAAACGGGTAGCTTTGATCGTCGACTGCCGCAGAGTTGGCGAACACTTGATTAACAGCACCACCATCGTAATACCCGCGATACGACACGATGGTGTGCACGAAATCAAAGTAGGCTGCGCCCGCCACACCACGCCAACAACCAAGCCCCAATCCACGGCAGTTCGGTGACCCAGGAACCGTGTTTTCCCCAGACGGCCATTTCGTCGTTCCCCAATTGATCGGTGTCAACATCGCCCCAATCGCAATGCGCTTTCCCGGAAAACCATATCCATAGGTGAACGGACTGGTGAGGCCGTTGACTGCGCCATTGGAATGAACCGGCACCAGATCCAACACGTTTCCGACGACCTTGAGGTATTTCATCTGCGCGTCAAAAACAAGCTGCTGAGCGTCGTTGAAAACCTGCAAGCCTGATTTGCTATCGGCTGGCGTTGCCCGGTCGAATACGAACCAGTCGACTCCGGCAGGCCCGTTGGGGGTCCAGATAGTGACTGTCCAGCTATTGCCTGAGTTCGACGTCGCAACCACCGCCGCCGATGTATCGCCGCTTACGGCGAACACTGGACTCACCGCATTGAATGACACATACGCCACCGGAATATCGTAGTAGTACGTGCCGTTTGGATTTGTGTTTGCCTGTACGGCCTGGAAGGCGGAATAGACGGTTCCTTTCGCCGTCATCTGCAGATTGCTGTAGTTTCCATCGATCTGAACAACGTTCGTGTCGCTGGTGTAGACCTGTACGCCGGCAGGCATCAATAAACCCCGTAGGTGAGCCAGCCGCCGACCGGCTGGACGTAGATAGAATTGCCGAGCCAGGTTGTGTACTGCGTCTTTGATACCCAAGAAATTACGGTCCCAGAAACGTAGACAACTGGCACGGCAGGCACAAACTGCCCGACGACACCGTTGATGGTCGAGCTATCCCGCTGAAATGAAGCAAAGGGCTGCCCGGAATCGTAGTTTGGCAAGGCGATTGATCCACTCTCACCGGCATTGATCCGGACCACCCCCAGCACACGGCCGACGCGATCCGTCAAATCGAAGATGATGTTTCCCGAATCGTCGAACACCTGAAGTCCCGCGAACATCCGTCAGCCCCAAATGCCCAAACGAACCTTCAGGTTGCCAGCAGCATTGAGCACCTGAATGTTCCGGTTATTGATTAACAGCTTCTCGCCCGAGGACGTTGTGCCATTTAGCTGAATCTCGCCGGTTTTGAAGTTCAGCCGCAGCACAGGCACTCCGTCCGGATTCTTCGCTACCGACTCCAGCCAATCGACGAACTTGCCGGCGGTGATCGTGGCCGTGCCGATAACCGCCTCGTTGATGATGGCGACGCCGTTCTGGATGACGAACGGGGAGATGATTTGCCCATTGGCCAGGTTGAGAACGGCAAAGCGATCAGCCAGCGCGTACACGCTGGTTTGAATGCCCTCCTCGGTCTGTTCAACACCAGCACCCAGCCCTGCCATGTAGCGCTTGCCGTCAACCGTTACACCGGTCTTCACCGACCAATTCGCCGACACCTTGCCGTCGAGGCCGACGAGCGCCTGGCTTACCTCCGTCACAAACGCGGATGTATCGCCCAGCGACGCGGTCAGCTGCGTCGTCTTCTCGGCGAGCGCCGACGTCTCTGTGGCGCGCACATGCGATTCCTCAAGGATCTGGGCTTGCGCCTCTCCGATCTTCGCGCGGAGCAGGTTGCGCGTGCGCGCGTCAGACGAGTCTGCTGACACCAGCGCGATCAACTGCGACGCCGCCAGCGCATCCTGCTCGCCATCCGCAGTACTCTGTCGGGCGATCATCTGATTGACGGTCGCGGCATCCGGAAGCGCAGCCAGCAGGTCGCCGACGTTGTCAATTAGGTCGATCTGACCGGCCAGCTGCTGCGTCAACTGTTCCTTACCTATCTGGCCAGCGATCGCATCGAGGAGCTCCGAGGCATCTACGCTCGAATGTCCGCTGACGCCCGCTTCGGTCGGATAGAAAGGACCGATGTTTTCCGAACGATCGACCAACCGCGCCCAGAAGAAGAACGACTTGCCTGGCGCGAGGCCCATCAGCAGGTGCATGTTCTGGGGATAGGCGAAGTCCGCCAGCTTGACCGCCGTGTCGATGCCAGGCGTCTGGCTGTACCAGATCTCGGTGCGCTGGGTGTCCGACGCCCCTTGCACAGGAAACCCCCAGTTGAGGCTGATGCCGAAGGTCAGCGACGTTGTCATCAGCGACGTGACGCTCGGCGGCGGTGTCGTTTTGCCGTCGAGCCGGGTTTCAGCCGCATACGTCGGCGCCGATCTCACTTCCAGCGGATTGATCGCCCGCACGCGTGCGTTGTACTTGCCAGCGTAGATGCCTGGTACATCGATGGTTAACTGGCCAGTGCGGGGAAGCGAAATCCAGTTGCCGTCGTCCTTTTTCCATTCGACCGCATAAGCGATCGCCGACGGCGCTGCCGGCCACGAAATCGACATGACACTGTTGGCAATCCCTTGGTTGATGATCTCGTAGCTGGTGATCGCCACGCTCGCCGGCGGCGGCTGCACGCTCGGCGGAATAACCGTCGTTGGCGGGGTTTCGATACGCGTGCCGTTGTCGATATAGGCAAACTTGCCCGGCTCATGCTGAATAGCGCTAATTTCGTAAGTCAGGTCGCCTTTGTCCTTGACGCTCAACACCCGGAACGTCTGCGCGACCAGGTCTATGTTGTCGACCGACCAAATCGATTCGGCCGCTGGCGTCACGCTCCAGTCTGCCGTCACTGTGACCGTGTCGCCAATCACCGATTGGACAATGCGCGTCTCCGGTACCGCCGTGGGTAAAATGCAGGTCAGCTTGTCGCCTGCGGCGATGACCGGCGCCTTGTCGACTGTGACTGACCGCGCGGTCGCGGTACGAATTCGCCCTGCGTTACGGCGCCCCGCCCGCGACGGATCAACAACACGGATCACACGGCCTGGCGAGGAGCGAAGATAGTCGAGGCCGACAGAGAAAGTGATCAGTTCCTTTTCCAGCCGCGAGGTCAGGAGCGCCCAGTCGCCATGTCGATGCGCCTGACCTTGCGATGTGCAGCCCACCGGCGCAAGCTCCACCTGCTGCACGCCGTAGCGCCTGATACCTTCCTTGTCGACGACAGGCTCGACCTTTTGCCGGCCGCCGTCGGTGTTGTCGTTCCAGCTGACCAGCGCCACGGTATAGCGCTTCGATGAAGGGCTGCCGGAGCGAGTGAACTTGCCACCGATAACATTGGCCGCAGTGTATGTCCAAACGGGGTCGCTCGGCATGTCCGCCGCAACGATGATTTTTCCACCCGCCCAGTAGGCCACGCCGTGAAAGATCGCAGCGATATCCTGAATGAGCTTATACGCCGGCACGCGCGCCTGCAGATACATGTTGCAGGTAAAGCGCGGCTCTTGGCCACCCTTACCGTCTGGCACAAACTCGTCGCAGTACTGTGCGATACGATAGAGCTCGTACTTGTCGACTTGCGCCGCCGTGATGCGGCGCCCCAGCCCAAAAATATCGTTGAGCAAGATCTCATACAGAATCCAGGCTGGATTGTTGGTGTAGGCGATCTTGAACGTGCCGTCCCACGGGCCGGTATTGGTCCGCGTCTCGGCGTTGTAGTTCGTCGGAACGCGCACCAGCTTGCCCAGAATGAGGCACGACCGAGTCGGGATATTCTGAAACTGCGCCGCGTCGATTTGCAGGCCGAGCAGCGCCGCCATCGGGTACCGGAACTTGGCGTCGATGACTTCGGTAATGGAAACGATGTTGGTGCGATCGGCAATGGCCGTGCTGTTCGCATTGGGCGTCAACCGGCGCACGCGGATCGACCATCCCATGGATGCCGGGGGCAACGCGATGCGCCGACTGCGCTCATACGTCTGGCTGGTCTTGCCGTCGAATGCCTCTTGCAGCACCTGAACGTAGACGCCGTTGTCTGTCGCGACATCGACCGCGTATTCGACGCGATACCCGCCGATCCCGCGGGTGGCGTCTGATTTGCTTAGCCCCTGGACCGACAGCCGCACGCGCGCCGCGGACAGCTGCGTATTGGTGATCGATCGCACCCACGGCGCATTCGACTTGAGCTCGACGCCGACCGCGATCTCATTTTCGACCGAGGGAAAGCCCGCAATCGGTTCTTGCGTCTGTGTGCCGGCGCGGAAGTCGACGGTGACGCCGCTGAAATTGAGCGTGCCGTCCGGATTCTGCAGTGGCGTGCCGTCGAGAAAGATCGATTGCAAACCGTTTTTAAGACCCCAGATTTCGCCAGTGCTGAGCAGATCGAGGGTTCTTGCCTTCGTGACGCTATGCAGGCTATCGGGCGTCTCTGTGGCGCTGCTGCCGCCATCCCCACCCTTGCCGCCACCGCCAGCACCAACGATGTCACGCGGACGCACAGCGACGATCATTGCTGATCCTCAGCGTACATGCCGCCCGACACGACGACAGAGCCGACGAACGTTTCCCCGAATGCCACCGGCTCGGGATTACCTTGCGCCTCGACGTTGACGGCGCCGTTCATGTTGTACGACGCCCCGTTGTTCGGACTGTCTTTTGCACCCAGGCCGGTCTGCTGCGGCGACAACATCTGCAGCACGCCGCCGGCGACCATGGAATAGCCGATCGGCGCCAGTACTTGAAAGCCCGGAATGAACGAAACCACGATCAACAATGCCCCGATGACGGTCTGCAGGAGCCCTGCCTGCTTGGATCCTTGCAGGATCGGGGCAATCCGGATGTCTCCGGCTCCAGGTGGGTGATCAAGCGCAACCTCGCCGACATTGACGGCGCCATGAAAGCAGGCGTACCGAATCCCGCGATCGGCACTGCTGAGCAGCTCTTGCTCGAAGCCTGGCACCATCGAGCACAGCGCGCGCATCGCCTCACGGGTAGAGTTGACGGCAAGACGATGAACGCGGCCGAACCGGGCACCCAACTTGCCGTACAGTCGAATTGTTCGGATTTTTTCCATTGTTCAGGGCGTAAAAAAGGCCACCCGAAGGTGGCCTGGTGAAATAGTGCCGGCGGCGCCGGTGCTCGGCTTACTCTGGAAGCCCGTTGAATCGAAGGATGTTTCTTGTTTTAAACAACCAGTCGCCTCCGTAGACGGCGCGGCTGGAAAGCTGACCATACATGTGGTGCAACATCCATTGCCGTTGCGCGTCCACATAGACGGCCGCATGATTCGGATGATTTTTTGAGCGGATCTGCATCAGGATGACGTCGCCAACCTGCAAATCCGATACGCCGCCCGGCACTTCGACGAAGCCGGCCTTGCGGTAGTTGTCCAGGTAGAGATTTGTCGTTCCATCATTCCACCAGCCGTCTTGTCGCTCGAAGTCAGGCAAGGTAATCCCGCGCTCGCGCTTGTACCACCGACGGATCAGCGAGTAGCAGTCGTGCACGCCGTGCACGAACGGCAGGTCCAGCAGCGGTGCTTCATAGCCTGAGGGCTCGAAGGTGTATATCTCTCCCGCGACCACGTCGCCGGCGTCGTTCTTGCTGACATGCACGATGTGCCACGGGACGCCGCCCTCCTCGCACGCCTCCAAGTCCGCCGGCGTCGGCCGCGCTTGGACGTTAGGATGACTGTGCACGACGGCAAGAATATCGCCCTGGTCTGCGGCGGCGGCGTATTCTTCCTTCGGCAAGCGGAAATGTTCTTCCGGTGTCGTCGCTGCGTTCGTGCAAGAGATGTACTTCGTCATGCGCCCCTGCTTGATCACCAGGCCACAACACTCGCGGGGGAACTCACGCACAGCATGCGCGCGGATAGCACGCTCAGTAGATTTGTTCATGAGCGCACCAATCCTGCGGCTGCGTACGATCCCCAGTTGATAGGCTCGTACTCACCGAATCGCTTTTTGCAATCCGACACGAGCCCGCCGCAGTCATCCAGCGCCGGGTTGTCTGTCGAATTTCCGTCCTTGTCGAACATCGCTGTCCCGGCGTAGCCACAATAAGCACCCCGGTAGCCTCCGTTACGCACCCACCAGCAAAGCCCCGCCACGATCTGCTTGTCCGGCACCTGCTGCCCGTTCAAATCGAGTGCGTTGCGAAGTTCGAACGTGATGACCTCGCCCGTTTCGCTGGTTTTTTGCTCGATCTGATAAATATCCTGGGGAAACTCCTCCTCCGGGTCCGCATCCGGATTGCCATCGGCAAAATTGATAGCGTCCAAATACTGCGCCAGCGTCGTGTGTCGGATCACCTTGGCATTGGCCAGGTCGTCAAGATAGATGCAGAGGGCCGAAATCACCCCCACGACCGGGTTGCCGTCGGCGTCTTGCCCGATGTTCCCGACCGAGAGACTCGGAGCCGGTTGCTGCCCGTCGCTGGTGATCTCGAAGTCTTCAGCATTGATCGCCCAGGGCACGTATTCATTGCCTTGCCACCAGATGGAACCTTGCTGGGCATAACCGTGAAATCGCATCAGGTCGCCGCCGATATCGGTCGCGTCCAATTCGAACAGATGCACGCGGCCGCCCGGCTCCAATTTCTGGATATCGGCAAGGATCTTGTTCATGGCTTGAAGTCCTGATCGAAAGTCACACTCAGTGAATGGACGTCACCGCCCTTGTGCCCCTGCGTGTACTTTCCCTTGAAGAGCGCCTGCCCCTCGAGCGGCGGCGTCCAGTAGAACGACCGCGCGCCGGCATGCCGGTCGATGAAGTCTTTGATGGCCTTGATGTACGCCGCTTGGCCGGTGAACGTCATCGTCCACGAAGTTCGCTTGTTGTTGAGTCCGTTCGGTGCGGTCTGGGTGTATCCGTCCGCGAAATTGGCTTTCAGGACGTCGAACGCAGGCGTACCACTCACCCCCGCCGGCGTCGCCCAGGCAAACGTTTCAATCGCCATTACGCGTACCCCATCGATGCCTTAGAGAGGGCGCCGCCGTCTTTCTGAGCACGGGACAGCTTCTTATTGATCCGTTGGTCCACGAAATCAGCCAGGTCACGCCCGAACTGTTGGTAGTCGTCCGGAGCACTGACATTGCTGGAACCGTCGGTATTCACCTGGACGCTGACCTGAATAGGCGCCGGGGCGGCAGAATTGCTTCCCCCGATGGCGCGCACGCCCAGATTGCCGTCGGCGGACCTGGTCAACGGCATGATCGCTTCAGGCCCGGCTTCGCCAGCGACGCCGGCGCCCTTTGCGAAGGCGAAGAACGTGGGCTTGTTCAAAATGGAATTGGAGTACTCGCTGAGGCTTGGCGAGGAATAGACGTCGCCCTTGGCGTTCATCTTCAAACCCAAGCCGCCGCCGGCCTGTTGCTGAAAATAGTTCGCGGTGCTGCCTGCAGATGATTCCGCACCCGTGGCTGCCGCGCCGCTGCCGCCACCAAAATAAGATCCGAGTGCGCCCACCGCGAAATTAAACAGCCCCGAAATGGCAGCGCGCGCCTGCATGCGGGCGATGTCCGCGATTACGGCCTTGGCCAGGTCGCTGAAAGATAGCTTGCCGGTGGTGGCAAAGGTGGCAAAGGCATCTTCCATCCCGCGTGCGGCCGTGCCGAACACAGTTTCAATCTGCGAGGCGACGTTCGCTGCCGCCGCACCATAGTTCTGCACGAACCGTGTGGCACCGTTCCAGCCGTTTTCCTGCACCTTTTTAAGACTGTCCGAATACTGGCGCTCTTGATCTAGTCGTTGTTCGAGGTTGTCACGCAACGCAGCCATTTCCTGCTGATACTGTCCCTCGTCGATCCCTCCATGTGCAACGCCTTTCTCCCGCGACTTACGTAAAGAGTCCGCCGCTCGATCAAACTCCTGCTGCACCTGGTTTAGTCGGGTCAGTTCTTCGCGCGCCGCATCGCCGAGTCCAGCGCCCGCGATCAGGTTGTTGATCGCCTCTTGGCGTGTTCGATATGACGCGTTGAGCGACTCAACATACGCAGCAACATCCCGTCGACTCTTCTCGTGCAACGACTTCAGGTCGTTTGCATACTTTTCTTCATTTGCCAGGTCTTCGTCGCGGATTTTCTTCTGGAGATTCTTTGCCTCTTCCAGCCCGGTCGCATTCTTCTTCTTGCTGGCGACCTCTTCCTGTTGCTTTGCCAGGGCCATTTCATTGGCCAGTGCGGCCCTATGCGCTTCGTAGTCTGCCTTCAGATATCCTTCTGTATCCAACAAGCCAATGTCGTATTGCGACTTGTTGCCCTGAATCGACAGTTTCAGGGCGCGCTCTTGCTCTTGGTATGCGCCTTGAATCGCCTTGATTTGTGCGTTCAAACCATTGTCGTTACCGCGCGACGCGGCCTTCGGCTTGTACTTCTCCTCGATATCCTTGCGCAGTTGGTCGTACAGTCCACCACCCGTTGGGGCACCGGTTGCGCTGAAATCGACGCTGTCCAAGCGAGCGTTCCGCTCACCAGTCCGTTGGGCCTCGCGCATCATGCTTGTGAAGCGTTCTGACAATTTCATCAGTTCAGAGCGCTTTCGGATATTCTTGTCGATCGACTCGCTCTGCTGATCAAGCGCCCGCCCTGCAGCGATCGATGTCTCCGACGATTCGGCATCGTCACGTTGTCGCTTTGCAGAGATATCTGCGGCTTGGGCCTGAGCCTGCAGCGCAGATATCTCGGCGCGTTTCATCGCAATTTCTTTTGCCGCACGACTGTCTGACGGGACATTCCCTGCGGTCTGGATCATGCTGGTGAGCTGATTTTGCGCCACAGCAATTTGTTCAGAGAATGACTTGGTACGGCCGATTCCCATCACCGTGTCCCAGAACGAGGCTGCTTCTTCTTTAGCGCCCTTCCACGCCCGCTCAATGATGCCGATGCTGGCCCGGATCTCGCCGGCTCGCTTCTCAAGGGCATCAGCGTATGTGCGCTCGGCGAGCTCAGCTGCAGCGTGTGTGTCACCTTGACGCTCCAGTGCCGCAATCTGGTCATACACCGCCTGCGTGAGGTAGTGGTACTGCTCGTTCAGTTTCACACTTGCTTCAACAGGACTTTTCCCCAGATCTTCGAAGTCCTTGATGGTGTCTCGAACCGCCTTGCCTGTGACATCATTCATGGCAACCGCAGCAGAGGAGATATACGAAATCTGCTCGCTGCTGAATCGACCAGCAGATGCCAAATCAGCAACAGATTCTTTTGCGGCACTGAGGCTGCCCCCCATTGAGGTGGCTTGGACTGCAATAGCGTGCAACCCCTCCGCCGTCGTGCCAGCGTAGTTACCGGTAAGAATCAGAGAAGCGTTGAAGCGCTCTTGCTCGTTGTGTCCCTGCACATAGGCTACCGCCAACGAACCCAATGCTGCGGCAAAAGCCGCAATCGACAGCGCCGCTGGAGAGAGCAAAGTAGTCATCAGCCCCGAGCGCTCGGCGAAAATCGAGAAAGAGCGGCTGGCCGCGCCCAAGTCACCGCGCGCCAGTTCTCGGCCGATGACAGCTAGTTCGCGGCGCGCACCGCCGGTCTCGAGGCTGAAACCGTGCATTGCCTTCTCGCCGGCTTCGATTTGCTGAATGAACGGCGCCGCATCGCCGCTGACCCCGAGCTGCGCAGCACGATACTCCAGCAACTGCGTCGCCGACATGCCGGCCGTTGCTGCTTGCTCTTTCAGTTTGGCGATGAACTGATCAGCGGCAGCGGTGGCCTGTGCGCTGGATTTAACCAGGCTGAGTTCTGTGGTGTCCAACTGCTTCAGGGCCGTGGCGTACTGGCCGGCTGACAGGCGCCCTTGACCCCACAGTGACACCAGCTTGTCGGTCTGCGCCTGCAATTCCTTTTGGCCTGACGCCCCACGACCGATCGATGCCAGCGCGGCATTCACCTCATTTACGAGATCTGCGGTTTCCTGCAGGCTTTTGTTCTGGGCCGCAAAGTTGATGGACGAGCCTGTCGGCGTACCCCGGTTGAGCTCGCGCTCCGCTGCCGCGGCCGCCAGCGACGCCGCCTGTTGAGCTTTCAAGGCGGCAGTCTTTTCCAGCGACGCGGCGACCATGGTGCGAATACGCTCGGTCGCGCCGGCTTCGCTTTCGGCGACCGTGGCCATGGCTGCTGCGGCTGCGTCGGATGCGCCTGCGGATCCGCGTTGAGCCGCCTCGAGTTCGCGCCACTTCGCAAGCAGGGGCGCCGCGGATTCGGAGACGCCCAACTGGGCTGCCTTCAATTCGATCGAGGCAACCTTGCCACCTTGAATGGCCGCCACCTGGCGTTGCAACCCGTCGATGAACCGCTGCTGCGCAGCGGTCATCTGCTGCGTGCTCTCCGTGGCAACGTCTGACACGGTAGTGAGTGCGGCGGCCGCCTTGGACGACGACTGGGTGGCATCAGAAGCGAACTGTGCGACCGCCTGCGCCTGATCGACCATGTCGGCACGGAACTGTTCCTTGTCCGTTTCGACAGCGATCGTGACGCTACCGATCAGATTGCCTTCGCTCATCGTGTTTCACCCATAAAAAATGCCGCACAAGGCGGCATATCAGTCATCACTCATCAGCCGCATGGCCTCGGATTCCATGAACCGGACATCCGAGAAAATGCGTGCCCACTTCCTCTTGGACATGTTCAAAAATTGAAGCACCGTCGGAAGTACTTGGTAGTCCAACCCTGTCGCGCCGCCAAATCCCATACGCCACTGGGTGCACATCGCTTCAAAGACCTTCACCGAATCGAAGTTATCGGGGAAAACGTCGACCGACCTCTTCTGGGCCTGATAGTCCTTTTGAGTCAGGCCGATCGCCGCGAGCTTTTCTGCGCTGGGCATCCGTTCGTACAGGAATTGAACGACGGCTGTCAGTTTCCCAGCAGCGCCTTGTGGTGTTCGTCAAAGAACGCCTTGAACAAGAGGGTGTCGAGGCCGGCGTAGTTTGTCAGCAGGTTCTCCAGCGCGTCGCGGCTGAAGTCCACATCGACGCCTTGCCAGCCTTCAATGATTCCCATGAGCGCATCGATCTTGGGTTGATCGTTCATCGCTTTCACGAAAGCATCGCGCGCGGTCGTGTTCATGTACTTGAACGTGACAGTCAACTTTTCGGCCTTCTTCTGGCCGGGTACCGGCACGTCGACTACCGCATCGAACTTGGGATTTGGGGTAATTTTGAGCATGGACTTGCCTTAGTCGAAATAACGGGTGAATTCAGCGGACAGCGCCTGGCTAGCCTTCGTCGCCATGACGCTACCTTTGGCCAGAGATGGGCTGGCGTTGAAGGAGACGATCCCGTTGTAATACAGCGTCGAGCCGTTCGGCAGCTCCAGGCGAATGACGCGCGGCAAACGGACCTTGTCGGCCTTAGCCAGTACTTTGTTGTGCGGCTTGGTCGGATCGTCAGCGATCGAGATTGCGAGGGTGGTCGGGCTCTTGCTGGTCGGCAGTTGACGCTGCTTCTTATCGTCCAGGAATTCGATGTTGGCGTAGTTTTGATCACCACCAGACACTTCGAACGAGACGACCTGCGGAATTGGTGTCCATTCCGTGATACGTTGCATGGTGCCGGCACCTGCGCCGACGGGGAAGTCTTTGAGGTCAGTGGTATCGATCTCTTCGAGGGTAATAGCGCCGACATTGACCACTTTCAGTCGGGCGACGCGTTGATCGAGGTCGAGCCAACCCGACGTGACGACGACGATGTCGGCTGCGGCAAAATCGTTGACCGCCGGCACGGTTGCGATCGCTTCTTCGGCATTGCTGACTGCCGACATTGCGACGATGGCATCGTAAATGGATGCGATGGAAACCTTGGAACCATCGGGAAGTGCATAAGACATAGTGGCCTCTCAAAAGAAAAAGCCCGCTCAGGGCGGGCTGTGTTGAACTGCTGAAAAAGACGGCTAAGCGGCTGTCAAAATGGTGAAATCGCAATGGCGGCCAAACGTTTGGACCGTCTCTTCGTAGGTGCTGAACGGCGCGCCGACAGGCGTAGCCTTGAGTGCGGCAAGCGATTCTCTCACGGCGGTCATCAACGAGTTAGCTTCCGGCCGGGTCTGCGCGAAAATATTGATCTGAAGCCGGACAAAATCTGATCCGGAAGGTCCCTCCAAGAACTGCAGCGGCGCGCCGCCGACCTGCTGAATCGTCAAATATGGCAGGACCGTTTCGGCCGGTGCCGCATCGAAAAACGTGCGTTCGCCGACCAACGGATCGAGCAGATCCATGACTTCTTTTTCGATCATCGGGAAAGCTCCTTGATTACCTTGCTGGTGTTCTCTGCCAGCTTTTCCTGCATGACGCGCAGTACTTCTTCTTTCTTCGCCTCGTAGGCCGGGCGGATGAATGGGTGCGCAGCGACAAAAATCGCCTTCGCGTTGGCGCGGTGTGCCTTCCAGGTGATCCCTTTTACTTTCGGAGGCACATACCAGTGACCGTATTCGACCCAGACCCCGTAATACGCGCCGTCACCGGTCTTCCGTCCTTTGCGCCACGATATGTAGTAGACGTGGCGGTCATCACTGGAGAGCTCGTCTACGTGCTTCTGGTAGATGTTGTCCTGCAAAATTCCTTTATCGCGCGGTGCGCGCGCGATCACTTCTTCCTTCATTACTGTGGCGCCGGTATTGGCGGCCGAGCGGATAGGATCCGTCAGCTTGTCGGCCAGGCTCAACAACTTGGCAATGGCTTCGTCCTGTCCCGATACGGACGATTTAGCCATTCGTCAAACCCGAGGAACACATCAGCTGCAGTTCACGCTTCGTGCCCTTACGGTCAAGCACCGATTCGACCTTATAGACGGTGCTCCCGAGGACCAAGCGCATATGCGGCACGATATCCTTCCGGTACCGCAAACGGAATCGGGTTGTAACCTCGCTCTGGGCAGCCTGCGCGGCGAACAACTCTCGTCCGCTTAAATCTTCTTTCTTCGTCCAGACTTTCGCGATCTCCGTCCAGTCCGTCCGCACGTTGCCGTGCTCATCCTTGCCTGTCGGCTTGGTTTGCACCGACACCTGGTGCCGTAGCTCGCCGGCGCGCATCAGACGCCCATTTCCACCCGGTACGGGCGCATAAGTTGGAGTGCCGAGGCGTTTGCGTACAGCAGCGCATCCGTCGATGCCTCCCGGTTTTCCCACAGGTCTCCTAGGAACAGTAGAACAGCCGCCTTCAGTGAAAACGGAATGCCGGGATCTTCCGGCTGCTCCGGCGCGGCCATGTTTCGCATCAGCGGCGCCCCGATGTACTGCTCGACGCGGTCGATTGCTGCACTCATGAACAGCTCGATCATTGGGTCAGTGTCGTCGGAGTCCAGGCGAAGATGTGCCCTCGCCTGGACCAGGCCGAAGTCGTCGGTCAACGGAGTCGCCATTACTTGTTGCGTGGGGCCGGCGCTTGCTTATTGTCCGGTTTGGCGGCTTTTTTCAAGTCATCCGCGCCTGGAGTTTCAGCGTCATCGCCGACGGCTACAACCAGGCCGTTTGCCTTGAGGTCGGCAAAACGGAGGCGCGAAACCGGGAAGGCATCGCTTTCCGGGGTCTTGAATCCCTCTTCGCCTTCGAACGTTTTCACGGCCTTGACCACCACCTCGTCCGCCGCTGCTGCTTTATCTTCGTTGCTCATCGGAGCGCTCCTGAATGTGAAAAGGGCTACCTCGCGGCAGCCCCTTGGGTTAGAACAAACTGTTATGGATCGAACGCCGGCTTAGCTGCCCGACGGCACCACCTGGCCGGTGACAAAGGCTTCCGGACGATACACGGCCAACGCCAGGCGCTCTTCCGCGCGGATCGTCACCATGTTCTTCACGAAGTCGTCTTCGTTTTCGGTCGAAACCAGAACTTCGATTTCCATGCGATCGTAGATCTGCGCAGCCAGATTGAACGCACCAGTCAGGAAGGTGTTCTGAGCGATCGCCTGTGTTTCAGCGACGGGCAGGCCCCACAGGCGGGCGATACCGCCGTTGACAGGCTGAGCGATGATGTAGCGGCCTTCGCTATCTTTGGTCAGCTCGATGCCGGCCCAGTCAATAGGGTTCAGAACGAAGCCCGACGCAGGATACTCCGCCAGCACAGCCTGCAGAATTGCCAGGCGCAGGCGATCGATCGGGGTGGCGCCAGCGATGGTGATTGCAGCGGCGAATGCCGATGCCTGTGGCAAGATCCCCAGGATGTTCGCACCGGTGCCGTCCCCGCTCAGCAGTTGCTGCTCTTCCTTGAAGCGCAGGCCGTATTGGGCACGACCATCGATATAGCTGGCCAGGCCTTTGGCATCGTCAAGCAACTGACGCGAGGCCTTGAAATAGTGGGCAATCGTGCGCACCGGCGCATTCTTCAGATCGAACGTGATGTTGGACTTTGGCTTTGCAGCACCTTCAGCAACCATGCCGGCGTTGTTGGTGTAGCCCGTTTCGCGGACGAATTCGACGGCGCTGGCACCAGTTTCGCCTGGCATCAGCAGATCACGGATTGTCATCGTGCGCATCGGCGGGGCGATGATGCCGGCAACGCGATCCGCAATGGTCAGCGAGTTGCTTGGGCTGACACCGGCGCCAACGGTTGCCGTCACGTTCAGCAGGTCCTTGCGTTCCATGCCGACGCGGATGCTCTTACGGGCGGAACTGTCCATACCCTTGAAGGAATCGCTTTCGACCACGCGTTGGCCCATCGTTTTGTGCTCTTGTCCTTCGTCGCCACCGGGACGGCGGACTTGCTTCTGCTCGACCTCGGTCAGACGCGCTTTCAGCTCGTTCATTTCGGTCAACGCTTTGTCAGTGTTGTCCTTCAGTTCCTGGCTGAGTTGCTGGCCTGTCGACATCTTCTTGGCGATATCTTCGCCGAAATTTTTGACCTGCGACATCACGTCGTTGAGCTTCTTCCCCAGCTCGACGATATCGTCACCACCTTCGCCGCCGGCAGACTTGCGGCCGTATTCATTTGCATTTTTTTGCATCATATTTCCTTAAAGTTTGGGGAGAGTGAAACCGTCGAGCATCTGAGACATGTGCTGCACGGTAGCTTTGCGTTCGCTGTCGCCCTCGGACTCACTCCGGAGCAGATGCTTCAGGCCGCGGTTAGCGACTACAGCAGCCTGAGTTTTTGAGAAGCCGGCCTCGCGCAGGAACTTCTCGAAATCGGAAAGGGAGGGCAAATCGCCATGGGCAAGGCGTGCCTTGATCGCGTCAATGCGCGCATCGTCGTTGGCGGGCGTTGTCACGATCGAGATTTCGACCAAGTCCAGCTTCGTCAGCGTGCGAATACCGGTTTTTTCGTCGTAACTGGATTCGCGCACGTAGTAGCCGATCGACAGTCCGGTGATCGAACCGGACTTCATGCCGCGATAGGCAAGCTTTGAGTACGGCGCGTCTTCGAGCCACAGCAGGCCCTCGCCGAACAGCCCGTGAGTATCCTCCTTCAGCGTCGAGATATCCCAGTTGCCAATCGGCTCACCGGTCCGGTGCTGCCACAGCACCGGGAATGTCCGACCGGCGTCCTTCGTCGCTTGGATGCTCTCGATGAACGCGCCCGGCGCCACGACCTCGTTGTAGCTGTCCACAGTCCCGAAAACGGAGCCATAGCCAGAAAAAAGGCCGTCCTCTTGGACGGCCTTCACTTTGTAGTCAAACGAGCGAACCTGCATGCCGCCGTTGTTATGTTTCATCTGTTTCTCCAGTTTTGTTCAAACCCAGCCAGTCCAGCACGGCGGACTTGGCCGCTCCTGCTGTTGAAGTTATTTTTCCAAGCATATTCAGCGGGACCAGATTGCTCTGGACAGTCAACTCGTCGCCGCCGTCCATAGGTGGACGGTTGTCGTACGCACGACCTTCGTTCCGTGTCATCAGCCCGTTCTGCGTCATCTTGGCCAGGTAGTCAGCACGCGCTGCGCTATCAGCTCGCAATAGGCCTTCAATCGAGAATTCGGCGAAGTACTTGGCGCGTTCTTCCGGCAACAGCACTGACTTCCGAATTGCTTGCTCTACTCGAGTCAGCCAGGGACGAAGCGAAAACGTCAGAAATCCGATCATCTGCTGCTCGATTCCGGTGCCCCAATTTGTGGAATTCGCAGCGTGACCGACCATAAAGGGCGGCACGCGGAACCAGCGGCACATCTCCTCGACGTTGAAATTGCGGCTCTCCAGCATCTGAGAGTCGCCTGGATTCATGCTCAACTGGTTGTACTTGGTGTCGTTTTCCAACACCATGACGCTGCCGGCATCGACGCCGCCGGCAGAAAACCGACTGACACTTGAGCGCAGATCGTCGCGCTGCTCTTTCTTCAGCGCGCCAGCGACCTGCAGGAATCCAGCCGCACGCATGCCGGTGGTGAACACCTTCGCGCTTGCCTCATCGGTGGCGATCGCGGCGCCGAACACATTGGCGCCATACGACATCGGGGTCAGCCCATTGACGCCGTCCAGGCTGAATGCCGGAATATTCACCATGTCGGCCTCGAGGACGATGCGAGTCGTTCCATCCAAGTCCCGGTATTTGTATTCCATGGATCCGTCGGTCAGACGGCGCTTGGACATCCGCGCGGGATTCAGAAAATTCAGCGCCACCAAACGCTTGCCGCTGCGGGCCTTCTCGACGTAGGCATTGCCCCACAACAACATGCTTGCGATGATCGCTTCCCAGAACTGCACTGCGGTCATGTCGGCGTTTGGCTGGCTGTGCAGCAGGTCATACACCGGGTGCTCTGTGGCCGCACGCCTGGAGCCGTCCAGCATGCGCTCATAGAACCCGATCGGCAACGTCGCGATCGTCTCCGAAATCAGACGCACACATGCCCAAACCGTTGCAAGCTGCAGAGCCGAGTTGACGGTGACGCGCTTGCCAGTGAACGAATGCTCGGCCCATGCCGACCAGAACGAACCATCGGTCATCGAAATGGGCACACCCAGCCACTTCAGCAGGGACGACTTTAGAAAGCCTGGTGGTTTGGTTTTGGTTTCGCTCATTTCGATCCTGTTATGCAACGATGACGTCGCTGGCCCATCCCTCGTCAGGACCGGTCTCGTCGACCATTGCGCGCGCGAGTGCCATGATCGCGGCGACGACGCCGTCGATTTTGTTTTCGCGCTTTTCTTTGCGGGGATAGATGTTGTCTTTTGCGTCGATCTTCGCCACGACGTTGGACATCATCCAGGTCAGCACTGGGTTGCCATCGTGATGCAGGCGCCCGGCCTTGACTGCGCTCTCTAACTCTTTCATGGGTAGCGACATGTTCTGAACGGTCTGCCGGAATTCGACAGCCACGGCCCCTTCCTTCATCAACTCTTGCGCCAGCTGCGCTGCGCGCCACGGGTCGTAAACCACCTCGTCCGGCGCATAAGCGTCCATATCCGCTAGGACGAAGTCGCGCACGATTTCGAAATCGATCTCAGCGCCTTCGTGCTGCTCTAGGAAGCCTTCGATCACCCATTTCGTATAGGCGTTTTTAAACCGCACGCTCTCTTCGATCGCCGCTTCAGGCAAGGCATAGCGGCCGAACAGGTAGTAATGCTGCTTGCCGTCGATCATTTTGGTGAAGCAATCGACATCTGCGCACACGTCTGAGCGTGATGCCAGGTCGAGCGCCTTGACGTTCTTGCAGCCCTTGAATTGCTCGCGGCGCAAGGTCAAGTCCGCACATTTTCCCCACTCAATCATGTTCATCCAGGCCGTCTTGGCCGAGCACCAGATATTCAGGTGCTTCGTCTTGAACCGCGTTTGCTTGGCAGCGCTCTGCACAGCCTGGCGCTGCTGGCTCAGTAAGAATTCTTCATCGACCGAGATGCCCATGTTCGGATTTGCCTTACGCAGGGCCTTGGGATCGTCCCAATCGTCCGAATCGTCGACGGTGTAAATGATGGCAAAGAGTTCGTCCTGCTCCAGCGCCCCTTCGAGTACGCGCTTAGCATCACTCTCCTGCTCGTAGCAAGGTCCAGCGATGTTGTAGCCGGCCGTCGTGATCTCAACCAGCAGCGGCTGATCGCGCGCGCCCATACCGGTTTCCATCGTGTCGACAAGATCGGAGGTGTCGTGCTCGTGGTATTCATCGACGATCGCGCACGATGGCGAGGCGCCGTCGCCTGGCTTACCGATGACGGGCTCAAATTTTGAGCCGTCGGACGGAGTGAGCAGCATCTTCGCCCAGACCTCGGCACCAAGTGCATCGGCTAGATCGGGTGTCCGCTGCACCATTTGTTTTGCCGGCCGGAAGACCTCCCAGGCTTGCTTTTCTGTCGTGGCGCCAGAATAGACCTCCGCGCCAAACTCGCCATCGCAGGCGAACATGTACAAGCCGATACCAGCCGCGATGATCGATTTACCGTTTTTTCGCGGCACAGCGATGTACGCTTTCCGGTAGCGCCGGCGCCCGGTCTTTCTGTTTTTCCATCCGAAAATGGAACAGAAAATGAACATCTGCCACGGCTGCAGGACGATCAGTTCCTGCGTTTTTGCCCATTTCCCCTTCGTGTGAGGCAGCAGCTCAACAAATCTGCACGCCTTCTCAGCCGTTTCGACATCAAAAACGTATTTCGACGTCTTGCGTTCGGCCTTCTTTAAGCCGTCAAGATGCCGCTGGCACGCCAGGCGAACCCATTTGCAGGCCACAACCTTCCCCGCAACGACCTCCCGGGCGTAGCGGTTCGCTGCGGTTACATGTGGATTCGCCATTGATCACGCTTTGCTGCCTTTCTTGACCAAGCTTGCGAAAGGATTTTCTTTTTTCTGTTTCGGCGCGCCGACCTTGGAGCGATCCGCCGGCGTCATGCCGAACTTACCCATCAGGGTTTCGCATCTGGTCAGCACAGCGGCCGGCACCATCCAATGCACCTCGCGGATCTGCGCGATCATGCACGCCAACATCTCAAGCGCCAGCCGATCGGACTTGCCGACCACGCCCGGCGCCGTCAACTGCAGCACCTCGATCCAGACAGCCTTCTCCACGTCGGTGAGGTGCTCGGGCGGGTCGCCTACATCCCCGCCAGCATCAGGCTCGTTCTCACGCTCCTTGCCGCGTTTAGGGTTCTTGGCGAAGGCGCCGCGCATGTCCAATACATTGGTCGGTGTTCTAGGTCTCGCCATGGCGCCGGTCCTGAAATTTCATTTTGTGGAAATAAAAATTGTTCGAAGCGTACGGTCAGGGCCTAAATCGCCCCTAGACTTTTGACTCCCCCTCCCCCTGGTCGGGGTCTGTCGATGTCTCGCCTACGCGTTCAGCAGGCGCTGGAACGTCGCTGCAGTGTGAGCTGGCGTGATCCCAGAAGCCGCAGTGTTCGCATTGCTCAATGCGACTGCCGCGCTCGATCACTATTCCATTGATCGTCCGTCGAGGTCCGTACCATCTGCCCATGCAACTCAGCGGCGCAGTTGCCGCGCCGTCCTTTCCCTGATCGTCTTTGCCTTATGGCAATCACTGCATTTCAACTCGAGGTTGTCGTCTTCATCAGTGCCACCGTCGACCTTCTCGATGATGTGATCAACCTCAGTGCCGACGGTCACGCGGCCGCCGCGAAGACAGTGCTGGCACAGGCCGTTGTCCCGACGCTTGATCCGCACGACTTTCTTCTGCCATTCGTGTCCATAACCTCGCTTGGTCGTGCTCTCTGTGCTGGTCCGTCGCCATCCAACAGCATCACCCGCGTGCGCCGCACAGAAACCCGGCGCGTCGACGAGCTTTTGGCAGCCAGGGTGGCGGCAGATTGTCTTCGGCCTTGGCGCCATGGTCAGTCCTGTTGGCGAGCACGCGTCAGATCAGCAACCCCGCCCTGCTCGCGTCCCAGTTTGTGATGACCAGCTCTCGGCTGGTGTCCGGCGCGCCATGAACGCTGGCCACGCTGTACTTGATGTCGAGGCCTTCCATGAAGAACCCGTCAAAGACCCGTCGAATGTCAGGGTGATCATTGATGCTGACCATGACCTTTCCCTTGCAGGTCCGCATGGTCTCGGCCATGAGTTCGTACTGCTCGAACCCGAACGGCACCCCGTACCCTTCCGTCTGCCAGTACGGCGGATCGAGGTAGAAAAACGTGTGCGGCCGGTCATAACGCTTCATGCATTCGAGCCAGGGCAGGTTCTCTACGTACGTCCCGCCCATCCGCAGGTGCGCGGCGCTCAGGCTCTCTTCAATGCGGCAGAGGTTGATCGACGGGGCGGTTGTCGCCGTGCCGAACGATTGCCCGACGACCTTTCCACTGAAGGCATGCTGCTGCAAGTAGAAGAACCGGGCCGCGCGTTGAATGTCCGTGAGCGTCTCAATCCGTACTTCTTGCTGCCATTTGAATATCTGGCGGCTGCTCAGCGCCCACTTGAACTGGTGCACGAACTCTTCAAGGTGATGCTGCACAACGCGATATAGATTCACCAGGTCGCCGTTGATGTCGTTGATCACTTCCGTCTGTGCCGGATACGGCCGAAGAAAGTACAGCGCTGCGCCACCACAGAAAACCTCTACGTAGCATTCATGCGGCGGGAACAGCGGCATCAACTTATCTGCCAGTCTGCGTTTGCCTCCCAGCCAAGGGATAATCGGGCTGCTGTCCAAGGGTTGCTCCTAAGTCAGACGCTCGATGGCATTCGGCTTCGGAGCTCAAGGCCCTCAATTCATATTCGTTAAATCTCTTGCAACGCGGGCACTTGATGGACAGCTTCGTGTAAAGGGCCATCGCCAGCTTTTTCCCGCATTCACCGCACCGAATCTCCTGCATTCTTACTCCGTGATAACATTCGGCCCGCCTGTCGACAGGTGGCAGGGCCTTGGCGGAGCATGCAGTTTCGGCTGCGTGCCGAGTGGCCAGCATGGTGTTGACGCACCATGCTGGTCGCTCTGTCTTAATTCTGCTGAGTTGACGGCTGAACCGCGCCGCCCTTCAAAGACCGGTTACACCTGCGCCCCGGCCTCTTCAAACTTCAAATCCCACTTCCTGAATGCCCTGTGTAAGCCGTTCGCAGCGCGTGCGCGTTTAACCAGGCCTCGCCAGCACTCCCACAGAGCAACCTCATGCGCGGAAACGCGCAAATAAAAATGCCCGCGACCGGCGAACCGATAGCGGGCAAACCCACCGTGAAGATGGAGGAGACAATCTATATTAATCAAAATTGTTTAAATTCTTCTTGCGACATTAAACAATTTTGATTAATATAGAACCACTGAAACAAACAACGGAGGTGTAGTGAAACAGAGTGAGTTTGTTAGGTGGCTCAAGCAACAGGGAGCTACTTTCGTAGAAGGCGGTAACCACACGAAAGTAACTCTCAACGGCAGAACGAGCTTCCTACCAAGACACCCCAGCAAGGAATTGAAGACCGGTCTTGTTGAAGGTGTAAAAAAACAGCTGAACCTAAAGTGAAACTAGCCCCGAAAGGGGCTAGCTCCACGAACTCTGATGCACTGCACCTGCCGTACCTTGTGTCGTTTTATCGATACAAAACAACTAGGAGAAATCTATGCAATATCCCGCAATTTTTGAGACCGCGGCTGAAGGCGGCTTCGTCGTCAAATTCCGCGATCTTCCGGAAGCGATCACACAAGGTGATACTGAAGAAGAAGCGATGTTTATGGCTCGCGATGTTCTGGCGCTGACCATGGGCGTCTACTTCGATGAAAAACGTATCGTTCCCCGCCCGTCTGCAGCGAAACGCGGCGAGCGCCTCGTCGACCTGCCGATCAGCATCTCTGCGAAGGTGCTGTTGCTCAACCAGATGCTCGAAGCCAAAGTCGGCCCGTCCGAACTGGCGCGCCGAATGGAAACCACCCCGCAAGAGGTGAATCGCCTGATCAATCTGAACCACACCACAAAGATTGATCGAATCGAAGAGGCCCTGTCCGCCTTGGGTAAGCATCTGGAGTTGAGCGTTGCTTAAACGCCTTCGCGACAGCATCTGCGCCAAGCGGTGGCCCGCGTATATCGAGGTCCCGCTTGTCTCCGTCGTCTACCTGGTTGCGTTTGGCCTGGGCGTTTTTCTTTTCGGCCTGTGCTGCCTGGCTGTCTTCCTAGGTAGCTTGGCCGTGCGCGCCTGGTTTATGTCGCCTTGAGACGAATGGAGCGGGCGACCGGGATCGAACCGGCGACAGCGAACTTGGAAGGCTCGCGCTCTACCAACTGAGCTACACCCGCGAAATCTGTTTCGGGCGATCAACACCCTGCCGCTGCACGCATGCGATTTCCTTGCCAAGCTGTTTGCGGTCGATCATTGGCTCATTCACGTCCCGGCTTACCCTTTTTGCCGTGTCTCGGTTTTCGCTACCGTCGCCGGACTACCTGCCGTCGCTCAGGGGTTTGGATCGTGCTGGCCGGTCAAAGCATCCGGGCTGCTGAATATTTCCCACCAATAAAAAAAGCTCGACAGGCTTCCGCCGCATCGAGCTTTGTGTGTTTTGCTGGTCGCCTGTGCGGCTGTTCCTTATTTTGTTTCTACCTGGTCGATCAGTGCTTGCAACTTGACGACTGTCTCTTGCCGTTCCTCGTCGTCGAGTTCGGACGCGAGATCTAGCAACGCCGGCATATTCTCAACAATCGCTGGCTCATGGATTGCGTGGCTTGGCGCGGTTGCGAGAACCGTCCGCAGCTCAGCCAGTTCTGCGGCCGAAAGACCAATGGCAGCAACTGCCGCGAACAACGATGCCGTCACGGCAGTTCGGTCGGCTTCTGGTGTTGCCGACACCTCCGTGCGTAGAAACGTGTATGCCCCTATGCATTCTTGAAGCGCATCCTTGAGTTTGACTGTTTTTGTCATCTGGGCATCTCCTTGATTTGATGCAGAAGTATGCCAGAAACCTCAGCCGCGCCTCACCCAGCCAAGCGACAGAACGTAACGCGAGCCACCTTCCACGCGCGTAACACTGTGCTCCGACACATCCGGTCGGAAAAGCTTGATTCGTCGTGTCTCGAAGATCGGCGCCGAGCACACGAACTCACCGCCACGCGGCGATCGCCACAGGACGATGTTTAACCGGTAGTGCCTGGCCGCCGTTACTGGATCAGTGTGCGGCGGGATACTGGACCCACTCGGATACCGGATCAGATACGAATCAAACCCCACCGGCCAGAGACCAGTGAAGAGCAACATCTTGTCGTATCCGCCTTCTTGGCGGCCTCGCTGCCAGCGGAATGCGCTTCGCACGTATTCGATAAACGACACTGAATTTCCCGGAATAGAGGATTAGAGCGACTTTGGCAATTCCGAAAGTGCGAGCTTAACGACGGCTTTGGAGGTAGTCTGGCCAGGCGTCAGTGCTACGTTAAGCGCCTCTAACTCCTCCCGCAAGAGTGCCAGTAACACATCGGGATTCTGCCCGTGCGCAGTACGAAAATGATTGCACGCGCTGGACACCGCCTTATGTACCCGCTCGTCTACCGGCTCCCCATCTTCCGCCAGGATCGCAAAGGTCTGAATTAAGGCAACGTGCTGTTTAACAATAGAAACGGCGGAGCCCATCCTCTTATCCTCCTTTTGTATTTATCGCTGCGAATAAATTATAGAGGAGAACAAAAACAAAAACCCGCCGAAGCGGGTTTTGGATAACTACCGATACTTGAGAAGATTCGCAGTCTCCAAACCTATCTGGAGAGTGAAACTGCCGCGAAAGAATCTGCTCATGTATCGGGAAATTTTAGGCGAGCGAACGCCCCACGGAACGAATAATATACTGGGTTTATTCACAGTGCAATTGTTTTTTGCAATTGATTGCAATCGCTATACGCCCGCTTCTCGCACGGTACAATGTTGGCATCTCACTACTGAGATCAATCGGCAAATTACAACTCCAACATACTCGCCATCATATGCCATTCATAAAAAAAACCAGAAAGCCCGCGCTCGGCCGCAATTCTATTTATTTGATCATTTTGCTCATTGCAGTAATTTTGCTCATCGCGTCGCACGCAGAAATGTTCCACCAAGCTGAAACAAAACTCATCGGCGAGCTTTGCAAAGAGCTCGGCTTTGCTGGGGTAGTAGCGATCATTTTGGTGTTCACTGTTGAAAAATTCACGCGTGCTCGCCATGAAGCTGCAGCCGACGAACTTATGGACCGCATTAACTACAACCTGTTTTACGCGGTCTACAAACGCTACATCCCTGAGCCTGTTTTTGCAGAGGTGGAAAAAGCGGTCATGCGGTCGAAAGTGTTCCGAACAAAACACAAACTCACTTATACGATCGATGACTTCCCTGCGCAGGTGGTCGCTGGTGCGAACCATTTTCTTTGCTCTGCGCAAACCCGTTACACACTCAGTAATCTGACGAGCAGCGAAATCGAACACGACGTCGTTGTACAGCTAGAAATCCCGATTCTGCCAGCTCTAGTTCCATATTGCCGCGTCGACTTGGTTGAGATTAACCACGCGCCACTCACCAAAACAGAGATTGAAACCGCGACAAGCAAATCAGACACCGAAGTAGAATTCCGTCATCGGATCAAAATCCCTGCAGATGGGGTCGTTGAAATTCATACTTGTTCGTATTTGGTTAAGGACAAAATCGACTCTGAAATTTGGGCGTCGCGAATTCCTTCCGATGGCCTTACCCTGACCGTCAGCACTCCAACAAAGAACGTTAAAGTTAACGCGAAAGCGAACCATGTTGAGAAAATCGAACACACACTAAAAAACTCAGCGACGAATACATGGGAGTTAGACCACGGAATCTTCCCGTATCAATCAATCGTATTCTGGTGGAAGTAGCCGATCGTTGTATTTGCCGCACGCCGCCCGGGCGATGTAACGCATTCGTTAGCTTGTGCTACGATTGGGTTGTAACTAAAGGTTGTAACCACACGGAGAGAACTATGAAAAATTACACTTTGGACATGAAAAGCGCAGCAATCGGCGGCGGTTCCGGCGATTAAATGCAAAAAACCGCGAAAAAGCCTGCTTTTGCAGGCTTTTTTTACATCTGTTCGTTTAGATTTGCCTCTCTACGACACGGCCTCTAAGAGGCCTTTTCTTCTCATGATGGGCAAAATTTCTTCAAGAGCATCTTCGTACGATGCCGCAGAAGGTGATCGCCACACTCGTGCGCGCGCCTCTCGATTTCGCATCTCAATGCCGATAGCTTGGCGGAAGCTGAGGGCTACCGCGTCAACGCACCACTCCACGCTTTCCATTTCTGTCCGACGAATACTGTCTTCGGCAATTTCCGCGGTGCTCTGAAATTGTTTGCTGCTCTGCGCTTGGCGGCTTGATGGTGAACATCCTGGCACACCAAGTGCTGGCCGGTACGCCGCCGACCACGCATGCCACTCTTCCAGCAGCGCATCAGCCAGCGCCTTGTATTCCTTCGCCTTCTCGAACTCGACGTGCTTCGCCGGGTCTTGGTAACGACGCATTAGCATCGCGCTGCTGACCGGCTTATCGATCCGCGCCACGTTCAACTCCAACAAAATGCTGCGCTCTGCCTTGTTCATGCTGGTACTCCCTCCATTGCTTCTTTTATTTGAAAATCCTTGATCAGCTGCTTTGCATAGCCGGCCGTCATGTTCAGCGTCGCCGCGCGTATCCGATCCAGACATTCGCGCGCGGCCGCAGTGTCGTTCTGGTCAATCATCATCTGGTACTTCAGCTTGTTGGCCAGGCGGCGCAGCGGGTCAAGCTGCAGCTGCACTCCGGCGCGCCGCTCGTGAATCTCATATGCATCCACCACGCCCAAGATCGCCACCGGGCTGTCGTACCAAACCCCGTCGCAGTGATCCTTGAAAACCGCCTGCCCGTCGCCGGCGACGTCGATGGTGCCGTCGCGCTCCAGCTGGTCAACGATCGACTCGAGCGGGTTCATGACCGCCGCAACCTTCCATGGCTCGAACCGAAGCAGGATCGATTCAGGGTCGCGGGGTTTGTACGCCTTATTGCGCCGTTTCGTCTTAGCCACGCGTCGCCTCGCAATTGGCGCGGAACAGGTCCAGTGCAGCGCTGTACCCGACCAATGGCCGAAATTCGCGCCTCTCCGCAGCGCGCGCCTCCGCCGCTAACTCTTCGGCGCTGGGAACATAGAACTTGGTCTGCGTACCGTCGACCATCGCGCGCACCAAACCCAGATCGGAGAGCGAGCGGAGCAAACGCGTCATCTCCGAGATGGACTTCTTGAATTTCGGCGCCATGCCTACGCTGCGGAAGCGCTTGCCCGGCGTCGCCTCGATCATCTCCAGCGCGCCGGCCTGGTCCTTGCTCAATGAATCTCGCACACTCATCAGAAATACTCCTGTGTTTTCCAGCCGCCGCCATCCTTGTCGGCCTGCTTCGTTACTTTCAAAACCCGGATGAAGGGCAACGCCTCGGCGCACAACTTGATCTTCATCTGCCCCTTGTCAGTCGTGAAGCCGCCCTTCGTCTCGTGGAACTCCAAACCCATGTCCGCGCCCATCACCAGGAAGTCGACTTCGTAATACGTGTTGTCGGCCAGGCGCACGCGCAGCGGGTGAAACCGGAATTCCACGATTTCACCGGCCAGCTGCTGGCGACCGAGATATGCCGCGTATGCCGCCTCTGTCTTGTTCATCCGCCCCTTTGGCATGCGGCCCAGCGCCTGGAACTTCTTCGTCCGGTCGTGCTGCTTCAGCACATCAGCCGCGGTGGCCGGCGCCTTGGTCTTTGCGCCGCCCCAATTGCATGCCACTGACCAGTTTTGAACGGGTCGCGTCACGCCCGGCCTTCCTCGATCAGTTCGACCAGGCGCTGCAGGTGGTGCGCAGCCTTGGCAACATCCTCGTCGCCGCCCTTCGCACCTTCTCGCGCCAGATACCCGATCACGACACCTTTGTGGTATCCCCGCAGCTCCGCCGGCGGCATCCAAGCCTCCATCGCTTCCCATGGCGCCACCGGCATGTCCTTGTAGTGGCTGCCGCCGACCTGGCGATCGCTAGCGCGCGGGCGGTCCGGTGTTGGTGGTGCTGGGCGGGGTGGTTTGTGTGTTTGCTTCGTCATTGGTCGAGTCCTCTCTCTGAAAATTGGTTTCCTGTATGGCTGTCAACAAGCCGCAGCGTGGCGGCTGCTGTCTCTGCGCCCATGCGGGTTATCGCGAGCATCGGTTTGTGGGTGCCCAGCAGCATTACGTTTTGTGCCGTCTTAGCGTTTCCGATCAGCGTCGGCGGTTCGTTCCACTGGTGACCTTCTTTGGAATTGTTGGCCTCGGACATCCCGATCAACACGGGCGGATAGTCAGGGACGATGCTGCGCGACCGGTACCCGCGATACCGGGTGCTGAACTCGTTCTTGAGGAATGGCCAGTCGCCCTCCTCTTTGTTGCCGAACGCCGTCCAGCCGCCCATTTCCGTGATCACCGCGTGAATTAGCGGATCATCGAACGCCACCGACCGCCATGGGCCGACAACGCGCACGCCCCGGTCAACCTTCGACCACGCGACCAATGCACTGTCGATCGTCGTGCCCTGCAGCATCTGAACGATATCGGCTGGCATCGGCATGAAGCGGCCTGTGTCTGGGTTGACGGAGTGACGCCCGATCGCATCCTCAACAGCGGCATAGTCAAAGGGCTTCATGGCCGCAAGCCACACGCCGCCGGCAAAGTCCGAGAAGTCACGCCGATAGAACGAATACACGCTACCGATCAACTTGAAAAATGCTTCTTCGTCCTGCTCAATCATTTCTTCCTTTCCGAAAGGCGCCGCGCCACCTCAGCGTTTTGATGCTCGAGCGCCTCCTGCTTGTTCATGGGTTGGCCGTTGCCGCCGATGGCGTGCCCCGCCTCTTCCAAATGCTTCCGCAGCCACTCAGCCCTGTACCCAATCCACCCTCGGTAGCACGCGATCTCAAGCGCCTTGTCGAGCGTGATCCCGGCCTTCTCCGCCTCCGTGGTTGCAGAGTCAATCACCACTTCCGTGACCGGCGACTTCTTCGCGTCCCGAGCCTTGATCCACGCCCTGGCGACTTTTTCCGTTACCCCGGCAGCGAGCAAGGCATCCAGCGGCTTCCAGGCGGATTCGGATTTCTTGGGCGCTTGCGCCTTATGGGGGTTCCCTGTGGTTTCCTTAGGGTTCCTTTGGGTTCCGTGTACCGTTTTCGGTACTGTTTCTAGGGAAATACGGGACTCTTTATAGGGAAAAACGGTACTGTTACCGTCCGTTTTCGGAACTGTTCCGTTTTCGGAACTGTTCCGTTTTAGGCACTGTTTTTCGCCATCGAAATTGAAGCGATAAACCTTCACTTGCCCAGTGCCACCGCGGCGCTCGCCACTGTCAGCCAAGTATCCGGCCTGCTCAAGGCGATCAAGAGACGCGATGACAGTCTTACGGTCCTGCCCGGTCTTCGCGCACAACGCCGCGATAGAAGGCCAGGCAAGGCCATCCTCTGTAGCGTTATCCGCAAGCGAAACAAGAACGAACTTGACAGACGATGGCTTGATTTCCTGCCGGAATGCCCATTGCATAGCTTCAATGCTCATCTGGACAATCCTCTTCAGACACACCGGGGAAAAACGGTACTGTTCCGTTTTCGGTACTGTTGTTGCGCGCTGTCAGCAAACCCTTGCGGATAAGAATCTCGTGTGTGCGCCGCACGCCCGCCTCGAAGAGGTCGAGCATGTGGCCATAGGTCATGTCTTGTGGCCGGGCTCGGCGGCCGTCCAGAACGTCGTGGCAGGCCGAGCAACCATATGCGGCGCACTCGTCTGGAGCCTTCAGGCCCATGCCCTTGCCGTCGGCGAGCTGGTTGCTGTGGCAAAGCACGGTCGTGTCGGTCCGAAAGCTGCAAACCCCAGGGAACCGCAATGTGCAGTCCTGATCGCGCGCGGAGGCGCGGATCTTGGTTTGCTTCGGGCGTGGCCGGCGGCGTGGCTTGGCGGCGCCGCTGATCTTCGGTGTCTTCAGAGGCAGGATTGCAGACTTGCCGAGATTGGCAGTTCGCAGCATTCCAGCGACAGGCTTTACCTTCGGAGCAAACCCGGTGCGTTTCATCGGCTTGGTGCCGGGCTTCATTGGCGAACGGCGCATCATTCGCACAATCCGTATGCCGACGAGCAGGCCGTCGGTTCGTTCAGTCCGACGAGCAGATCGAATTGACGTCCACCGCGCGTTGTCTGCGCCCACTCAATCACCTGTTCCATCTTGGAGCGCGAGAATATGCTTGCAGGCGAACCTGTCGTGTCGTCGGTCTTGTGGAAGAACGTAGAAAAGCCACGCTTGCTGCAGCGAGAGACAATGCCCTCCCAACCAGCCAGGCGCGCTGGGTGCTCAGGAAACCGAACGGCGACTTCGCGAATCTCTTCTTTCTTCGCGTTGATGCAATACATGCATCCAACCCGCCCCATGCCCTGTAGATAGAGCGGGTTCGGTCGAACGCCGCGCGCAGCGCAATAAGCAAAGACGTCCGCAGCAGTCCATGCCGCCACCGGGCGGTAAATAAACATCCGCGGCGCAATACGATCGCATGCCGCGACATTGCGGCGCGCCTGCGATTCGTCCCTGCGCACGCCCTGCCAAGACACCACTGTGTGGCCGGCATCGACCAGAGCAAGTTGGAATTCGACGGCAGGATCGCGCTTGAGACGTTCTGTGCAGAACTGCGCCTTTCGACTGGGGAAACGCCCCTTCAACATGCAAAGGTCCAAGAAAGGATTGCCACTCGGATGGAGAGCGGCAAGCGCACGACGTTTCGCCTTGTTGGACCATCGCACCCGCCGGCCTCCGCCTACTTTCACTGTTTTCTGTACTGGATTACCTGCCTTGTCCAAAACAATTTGGCCGCGTCCATCGCGCTTTGGTACCGGCGTTTTGCCGTCGGCCTCGAACACCGGCTTGGTATCGTATTCACGGCGGGTACGCTTATCGCGCGCGATAAACATGCGCTTTCTCGCGAATTCTTCGGAGAAGTCTGCCCTCAAGCGCTCGATCTTGACGTCCAGCGCCGTTTCCAAGTACGTGAGGTACTCATACACCGCCTGGTGTTCGTTACCGGTGTCGCAGAAAATTGGCACTACGTTCGCAGGTCCGAAACGGTCGAGGGCAACCAACAGGGTTGCGGCGCTGTCCTTACCGCCCGACACGGAAATCACGTGCTTGATGCTCATGCAAACATCCTTTGCTGCCGGGGCAGGCTGTGTTCGTGGGTAATACGCGCGACTGAGATAGCCAGATACGCTTCGTCACGCTCAAACCCGGTGAACTGGAAGCCATCCCGAACGCAGGCCTTCCCGGTACTGCCGCTACCCATGAACGGATCAAGAACAACTCCACCTGGAGGCGTGACCAACTTGCACAAATACGCCATCAGGTCCGTCGGCTTGACAGTCGGATGGTTGTTTTCACTCGTCTTATCTGTCCCGGCGGATTGAAAGCTGCCGGGGTTCTTTTCGCCGCTAGACCAGTGCAATGGCTTGCGCTCCATGTGCTCGCAACCCTCATTGCGGTCGCGCCGACTTGCTTTAGCACAGTAAAAGAAGCGCGCAGCGCTACCGCTATCGCCATGAAAAGTGCTGCCGGCTTCGTCGATATCCCCTGTGAAGGTGCTGAACGTGTTGCGAAACTTTTCTCCAGTGCGCTTGCGAACCGGCGCTGCTGCACCGGCCTGCGCGGGAAACAGCGCGACGACGCATTCGCTGCCATCGTGAATGAAATTCGCTGGGAATCGCCCCGCAGAATCGCCCCCGCGCTGACCAGGCGGCATCCGGAAGTCAGTGCCGCCGCTATGTTCATACACCCGGTCAGCGCTTCCCTCCCCGTCCCGGCCGCGCCCCTCATGTCTGTGCATGGCTTCCCAAGTCGCGCCAGCACCGCTACGCAGTTGATCATCGGTCTGGATACGGCAGGCATCGATATTGATTGCGCCCGTGCCATATAACAGGACGTTCTCGGCAACGGTCATCTTCTTTGTCAGCATTGGCTTGCGCGCCATGCAGATAGGCTCGTGTGCAGGTTTGAGCGCTGTACCCCATCCGTCCCACGTTGCTGCGGCTTCCGTGCCGGCGAAGTCCATTTTGGAGAGATTGCGTGATTTGGGGAATCCGCTGCCGAAGACCCACATGATCTGATCGCGGATCTCGAACCCTGCGTCTTCGATGCCGCTGGCCATCCGGTGATAGGTACGCGCGGACGAAAATGACAGCAGAAATCCTCCAGGCTTGAGCACACGAAACGCTTCGCGGGCCCACTCCAGACTGAAGTCCTGAAATGCACGCATCGCGTCGGGGGTAAGCTCGTACGTACCGGCTTCGGCTGCCATGGACTTGTGCCCGCCGTTGGGGCCAGCATCAGGTGCATGAGACTCGAAGCTTCGGCGCCGCTCAGCACGCTCTTCGATGTCGGCACCATCCCAAGCCTTTCCCATGAAACGGATTCCATACGGTGGATCGGTCACCACGCTGTCGACCGAGGCCGCCGGTAGCTGGCGCATCAGTTCTAAGCAATCCCCCAGAAACAGGCGCACCCCCTTGTGTTCGTACGCTGGACTCACTCGGCACCTCGGCCCAGCTGCCAGTTAACATAAGGAATGCGCACACGATCGTGGAACCGTGCTGCGGCCTCCGCGTCGTTGTCGAATTCTTTGCGCGACTTCACCTCGCAGACCAACTTGATGTGCTCAGCTGCTTGCTGTGCGGTATCAATCTGGTCAACGTCCTTCCAGCGGCGCATCAGGAACGTTCGGAAATCGGCTTTGCCACAAAACAACGCTGCAAGCTTTGCCAGTTGCCCGCCCTTGGCTGATGGGATTACACTAATTTCAGTCATGCTTGGTCGCCCCCGACTGTGGTGTGATGAGAAGCCCGGAAGCGGCCCCCTCCGTTTTCGGGCTTCGGTTTTTCGGCGCCCGGTTTGCGCATCGAATGCAGGTGTCAGCACCGCCGGCGAACTGGCCGACGCTCTTGCTCTTGCCGCATTCGCCACGGCATGTTTTCTTTGCATGGTTCAACTGCACGCCGCGCGACGACGACTCGCGGTACTGGTGCATGTAGTTCGGCGCCATGCTCATGCGAACAAACCCCACACCACCAGAAACGCGATCAGCGCCATATATCCGAGCACGCCTTGCGCCAGGTGCTTCGCGGCTTTCATGCATGCTCCTTCGAGCGCCGTGGGTGGCAGAGACGCCCAATGAGCGAGCGCGCGCGCAGCATTGCGCCGATCAGGCGGCCCGCGCGTCGCTTCGTCTCGATGGCTTCGGCGATTTCCTTTTGCGCAAGGTGCAGCGATTCGGCGCTCGGGTCTTCCAGCACTCGCGCGCAGGCTTGGTGCGCCTCGCCGTCCTCCTTCATCAGCACGGCCAGGTCGTGGATCCGGAATTCGCCTTCGCCAGCCTCGACCGACGCGACGCAGAAGCCGTCCAGCCCTAGCACCTCGTTCCAGTAGCTGATCTTCAAGTCGAGCGGCAGCGCGGCAACCACCGAGTGCAGGAAGTTGGCACTCAACAGGTTTTTATCGTCGGTGACGTCATCCAACCAGCGCCAGATGCGCGCGGCGTTGGCCTTCATGCGGTTGTATTCGTCAGCGCTGCCGGGATCAAAACGGATTCCGGTGCGCGCCGGGCCGCCGATGCGCTCGTGCGCGGCGACGATCAGGTCGGCAATCGTTTCGTTGCTGTGACGGTCCCGCTTCTTCCATGCGTTGATGTGGCGGACCAGCGCGCTGATCGGGCTTTCGTGTGGATCAAGGAACATGATTTTTCTTGTCTCGTTCGCTAAAGTGTTTCAATGGAAAATCAACTACAGCTTGCTGTTAGGGGCGGCAGCCCCTCCGTGATAGATTGCTGGTTCCCACACCACAATCACAAAGGAACTGCCATGGAACAAAAACCTGCTGAACTTTCGTCCTTTGACGCCGGCGTAATGTGCGCACTGGCCGCCATTCGTATTGCTCTGCAATCGACGCCCGGCTTCAACATGACAGCACTCGAAGACGCGGTGCGATTCTTCGCAAACACTCGCCAACCTGGCGCAGATAAAACGGCGTTCGAGCTTCCGCTTCAAGCCGTCGGGTCAAACCACGCGAACGTGGTCGAAGCAATGATGCAAGGGGTAGGCGATGGCGCTAAGAAGCCCGATCGTTAATGACCACTGCTCCGTTAATCCCGATGGCCCACTCGTCATCCGCTCCGCGCACCAGCGGCAGCACTGCTTCGGTGGCATCGTTCGCGGGCATCGCAATCGCGCCGTCCGTGCCCGCTTTTTTTGCCAAGGTCCGGGCCACGACGTCAGTCATGCAGCGCTCGGTCGCAACGACGCACGCGCGAACGAGCGCGTCGCGGCACTCTTGGATGCGCTCGATCTCGCGCCGGATTGCCGGGCCGATCAGGAACAGGACGAAACGGATGTACAGCGCTTTCATGCGCCCTCCTTTGGCGCCGCCGGCGCATTCAGTGCAAGGAATTCCTTCGTGAGCGAGGTACGCACGCCCGTCATGGTCGTTTCCGGTATCGGCCGATTCGCGCTGGCAAGATTCACAGCGATCTGCGCCAGGCTCTCGGCGATCAGTTTTTTCTGCGCTTGCGAGAGGTCAATTACTTTCTTTGAAGTGGTGCCGGTCGTCACGCGGCCCCCGTTGCAATGACCTCGGCCACAGCATCGTTCTCGGCCGCGACAGCAATTGGGGTGGTACTCCTGTTTTTTGCGTTGCGCTGCGAGCCGCCGCGCTTCGCTTTCTCACAGCGCGCGCCATGGAGCCTCAGCAGGCTGTTGCCAATCTGCATGGAGGTTTGCTTTCCCCGTGTGCCATTCGCGAACGCTGCTATCAGCGATTGAGAACACGGCACCAAGTCGGCCAACTCCTGCTGCGTCAATCCTGTTGCGAGCAGTTCGAGAACGGTTTTTTGTGTATCCATACTCAATTATCACGTACGTGTTTGTTCTTGTCAAACACCATCGTGTTTAATTTTTCTATTACATTCGTGATATGAAAACTCTTGCAGAGCGGCTCGTCTGGGCACGCAATAGAAAAGAGATGTCTCAAGCCCAGCTTGCGCAGGCTGCAGGCGTCTCTCAGTCGACCATTGGTAACCTCGAGGCCGGAATCCGTTCGAGCGCACGAAAAATCACCTCTATCGCCTTAGCGCTGGATGTCGACGCAGCGTGGCTTGCTGAAGGTATTGGCGATTCGGCGAGAGACGAAGATTCCACTATCCCCAACACTCATGAAGACTTGCGTCCGCGCGGCGCCATTCCTGTCAGCGTGGCTGAGCAGGAAGATCCCAACTATTTAGAGATTCGAGCAGTGCGATTAAAACTTTCAGCGGGGTTGACGGGCGTTGCGATTGATCAGGTAATAGAAGACGCGAAACCGATACTGTTTCAGCGCGAGTGGCTGGAAAAGAATGGCTACTTTGCAGAGGATTTGGTGGCGTTGAAAATCCGTGGCGAAAGCATGGCCCCTAGGATGGAAGAAGGCGACCTGGTGGTGATCAACATGGCGGATAAGGTGCCTCGGGACGGATTGGTGTATGCAGTCAACTACGAAGGTGAAGACGTTGTGAAGCGCTTAGTACGCGAAAATCGCGAATGGTGGCTAGTGTCTGACAACCCGGATCAGAAACGGTACCAACGAAAGCTATGTCGCGGAGCGAGCTGCATCATCATCGGCCAAGTGATCCACAAGCAAAGTTCGACGATCTGAATTCAGCAAGCCCGACCGCAGCAACATGAACAATAAAATATGCAAAATTTTAGACTGCACAATTTATTATGCGTTAGAGTCGCATCCGCCGCCGTTTTGCTCGTAACGGCAAACGTCGGATGGGCTGCCGAGAATGTCCGGCCATCGCTGATCGCGCTTACCCAGGCACTCAACGGTGGCGACAGCTCTTGCCAGATGTACGCCAATTTTGCGCGGCAAGCTGACAGGCGTTTTCCGGATTCGAAGCGCGATAATGCCCGGAAAGCAACCGATTGCGTAACGAGTGCCCGAGCCACCGCCGAGCCACTATACGCCGCGGCCCTTGCGGATGAGCCTCGCGCGGCCGTCAAAGCCGGCATCAAATCCATGTACGTGAAATGGAATGCCTACGTCGACGGGATTAGCGGCTACGAACCGACAGACAGAGATGCCCAGAGTGCGTTTGCTGAAGCACGTATCAGCGTATTCTTGGACGCTGATCTGGGAAATAAATAGCATGCAGGTCGCGCCGGCAAATGTGACAAGGCATGAGATCCAGCTGTTGATGGCACGATCGAAATTCGTTCGAAACTGGACTGGTTTAAGTCCTCGAAGCAATCACGCTGGACATCTCATCGGATCCGCACAACTGAGCGACGAAAGCGGGACGTTCTTGAACGGCATCACGTTGGACATCGAGATCAAAGCTCCGGTGGTCACTGCCGAGTGCCTGTTTCAATTTACCCTGAGGCAGCGCATAGGCAAGATGCGATGTCGGCTGTATCAGCTTGAAGTGTGCCCAGGGCAAAAACGAAGCCATAACGGCAATCCCATCTTGTACGGCCCTCACGAGCACTACGGCGACATTGAGGCTTACGCGGTTAGCGATTCGGGCGTAAACTGTTCTGACTGGGACGCATCTCTGCGCTGGTTCCTGAGCAGAATTAACGTTGAATATTTTGAGATAGTGAAGCCATGCTGAATTGCGCTTGGGCGTCAGCCCTAACTAAGTACGATTGCCGCCCGATAAAGGGTCTTGACGGCTATGCCGGCCTTGAGATCGGAACGCCGTTCAGCCTCCCGGATGGAACGGCGATCAATCTCTACTTAATGCCATTTGGTAACCAGGTACTGATTAGTGACAACGGCGATACGCTCATGCATTTAAGCGGGATGGGACTCGACGTTTGGCAGCCAATGCGCTTAAAAGGCATCCGAGAATTAGCCGCAAAGCATAAGGTTACTCTGGCGGATGAAGGTGACTTCCGGATGCTTTCTACGGAAGCCAACGCGTCGCTATCGTTCGCAGTTGCAATATCCGGATTGCTGGCAGTGAGTCATTGGGCCGCAGAACAGCTGAACATCAATGTAGCGAACCATGATTTAGCGGCTGAAGCTGAGCCCTATATTATTGCCCGAAACCCAACGGCCAATTTCGTGCGGCACCCTAAGATCAAAGGTGCCTCCAAGACATTGCACGTCTTCGACTTTCAACAGGGGAACGAACTGATCGACGTCATTGCGCCCCATCCCGCTAGCACGGGTGGAGTGATGCGAAAGGTCGGTGATATAAGCAACGGGCCGTTTGGGGAAGGTCTTCAAACGCTAATCATAGTGGACGACCGGTGGGACGCACTCCGAGCCGAGAGCGAAATGGGAATTCTCGCATCGCTTGTCCGGACTCAGCCCTTCTCCCAGTTACTGCATACTTTGCACTGACTCTGCTTGCCCGATATCAAGCCGCCGCCGCGAGGCGGTTTTTTTTCGCCTCCCGCTTCTATATTCCTAAACAGATGGGTTTTTGAATTTGCTTAGACGAATATGTTCTAACACATTCGAGATTTTAAACACGTTTGTGATTGACTGTTATAAACACATACGTGATACTTCTTTCATCGACAAGTAGACATAAACGTCCACCGATTAGAGGAGTAAAGCATGGCTTGGATGAATCAAGAGAAAAAAGAACAGCTCGCCGCTGCGGTAAAAGCCGTCATGCCGCAGGGCTGGAAGTACTCACTCGACGTGCGTCACAACAGCGCCATCGTGCTGACGATTTCGACCGCGCCGGTGCGCTTGATTCCAACCGGTGAAAAGCACCGCCAAGTCAACCGCTTCTTCCCTGAGAAGTCTGTATGCCGCGAACACGTCAAAACCGTCGAGCAGATCATTGCCGCGCTCAACGCGGACAGCGCCAGCGCCGCCGACTCTCGTCCGGACTACCTGCAGAGCGGCCTGCATGTCGACATCAACATCGGCCGCAAGAACAAACCCTTCATTGTCGCGGCGGCCTGAGTCATGGCAATCAAACCCTTCAGCGATATCGAAATCACCGGCAAAGCACTCACGACACCGCGTGATTTGATCGTCAAGTTCGAAACCAACACGCGCCACTTTTTCTCGGCAACCAGCCTCGCAGATGCATCTGAAAAGTGGCAAGCCGCCATCGCCCAAGAATGCTTCCGCGCGAGCGAGGTGGGCGACTGCCGCGTGTACGACGGCGAGACGCTTGTCGCCCGAATCAGCTACAACGGCCGCGTCTGGGACGTCTGAGCAGCACAACGAATTTACCAAAAGCCTCAGCCGAACGTGACCCCTTCACACCCCGGTTTAAAGCATCCTGCGCCGGTTTGGGCTTTCCGGCAGATTTTATGGAGAGGCATATGCCAGCAACATCGAAAAAGAAAGCAGCACCGATCAAGCGCCCGGCGCCGAGCCAGACCACGCTGGAGCGCCTGCTGAAAATCACCGAAGCCAATGGTGCCGCGCTCGACCGCGTGCTTACCCAACTGACCGAGATTCGGAAGGCGCCGCCCTCGATCGTGGTTCAGGGCAACACCGCGCCAGCCGAGACCGGCAACGCAAGCGCCCGCCTGGGCGCACTGCTGGCGATCATTTCCGGTAAAGGCTCGCAGCAACTGCTGGAAGACATGCTATCCGCAGGCCGCCCGCCCTCGCCGGAGAAATTGCTGCAGCTGGCCGATGATCACCTCGCCCGCACCGGCATGAAAGTGGCTGCCTGATGAACAGCCACAGCACACCCGCCACGCTTCGAACGCTTCCAATAGCCCTGCGCGCGCTCTTCATCGACTACGCGACTGTCGCGGAGGAATGGAGCTATGACGTCAAGGTTGGACAGAACTTGCCTGGCCGCGCGAAAGCCGATCGTCCCGGTCTCGTCAAACTGGAAAAAGCGGGCCTGCTCGTCATGTACACGCGCCTCGAAGAAGACACCGACCGTCCTCGCAAGCGCACCTATATCAACTTCACGCTACTCGGCTGCCAATACAGCGCGGTCCACAGCCTGAAAGTTGAAGCGCTCGATCTACACAAGGGCGCGAGTGCGGGCACGGCCGATACGCCGCAGATTGGCGAAAACGCGATCGATCGGAACAGCCGCGATCAGCTTGACCGAGACATTGCCTTCCTGAGTGAAATGCAAGGTCTGCTACACGACGGCAACGTCGACGACGTCCAGATCATGCTCGGCGACTGGCAGCGCGAACTTGAGCGGCTCGCCGCCGCCGGGGAGGCCAAATGATTTGCCGCGTCCGCACCGTCTACAGCGACGGCACCGTGCTGGTTCTGCCGGCCGTCGGCTCTCCCGCCGATCTTGAACAGGCCGCGTACGACGCCGGCGCGCTCGGCGTCACCGTGGTGGTGCTCCCATGAAGCCCTTCTACGCAGGCGTCGCGTGCGGGATCGCCTTGACCATCCTGTGCGTGTTTGCCCTGGCCGCCCGTGCGTCCCAAGTTAAGCCGCATCCGATCAAACCCATCTGCCAACGGGTACACACATGAAGTTCCGCGTCTTCGTTCGACTCTTCGGCTTTCATCTCCGCGGCGGCAAGACCGTTCGTGCGTCGTTTCGCTTGGCGTCGCGTGCCTTCAAATCTGAATACAACTAAGCGGCGGATATCCGAAGTGCAAACCCACAACCTTTCAGTCGACAAATGCCAGCGGCCCGCCATACGGGGCCGCGGCGATGTTCAGCCTGTATTCGGAAATGACGGGGCGCCTCACATGCGTGAACAGGTTTTCGGCGATCGCCTGGCCAATCGCAATGCGCAGCAGCGCGCGGCTTTCAATGGCCGCCGCTTGATCGAGATCATAGGTGAAGAGGAACGCGTCGGCTGCGGGCGTTCCTGCAGTGATCTGGCTGATGTTGATACGGCCCATCAGCATGTTCGGCATCCGAACTACGTTGACGAAATAACGGCCCCCGCCGTCGTTGCGTGGCACCTCAAAGTGGCACCCGCATGGATTCAGTTTCTCGTTCTTCATTCTTAAATCTAGTTGCTTTTTACAAATATTATCATGTTCAAAAACTTACAGATTTACCGCCTCCCAGCACCGTGGACGATCAGCGCCGAACAACTGCAGGCGCACCTGACGCCGCAGGCCTTTGCCGCGTGCTCCAGTCTCGAAATGCAGTCGCAGGGCTGGGTGTCCCCGCGCGGCGATGATCAGCTGGTGCACGTAGTGAACCGTCAATGGCTGCTAAAGCTGGACACCGAAAAGAAGCTGCTGCCGGCCACCGTGATCAACCAGGTCACCAAGTCGCGCGCCTTCGAGCTCGAAGAGCAGCAAGGCTTCGCGCCGGGACGTAAGCAAACGAAGGAGCTGAAGGACCTGGTCACCGACGAACTGCTGCCGCGCGCGTTCAGCATCGTGCGCAGCACGTGGACATGGATCGATCCGGTCAATGGTTGGCTGGTAGTCGACGCCGGCAGCCCAGCGAAAGCCGAAGAAGTGCTGAAGCTCATGCTCAAGGCCATCCCGAAATTTCCACTGGAAACGCTGCGCACCGCTCAATCTCCGCTGTCGGCCATGACCACCTGGCTCGCCACCGACGAAGCGCCGGCCGGATTCACCGTCGACCAAGACACCGAACTGCGCGCCGCCGGCGAAGGCAAGGCCACCGTCCGCTTTGTGCGCCACACACTGGACCCAGACGACGTGCTGCGTCATATCGAATCCGGCAAGCAATCCACGCGCCTCGCGCTCACCTGGAACGATCGGATCTCGTTTGTGCTGACCGAGAACCTGAGCCTGAAGAAGATCGCGCCGCTCGACGTACTCAAGGAAGACAGCGATATCACCTCGAAGAACGACGTCGAGCGCCTGGACGGTGACTTCATGCTGATGACCGGCGAACTCAACAACCTGCTCAACGACCTTGTCGCCGCCCTCGGCGGCCGGCAGACCAGCATCCCTATCTGATCTTTCAACCATCAACCACTTGCCGCACCAACCTGCTGAAACGCCATCGGGAAATCATCTTAAACCGACATCAGGAAAATATTGAATGCAACGCGACACAACTACACTCCCGCTCGGCTTCCCGCATGAGCTCATCGTCGACAACTTCGCCGGCGGCGGCGGTGCATCGACAGGCATCGAGCAGGCCCTGCGGCGCCCGGTCGATATCGCAATCAACCACGACGGCGAGGCCTTGGCCATGCATGCCGCGAACCATCCGCAGACCGCGCACCACCGCGAAGACGTCTTCGCCATCCACCCCGGCTTCGTGACGCACCAGATGCCGATCGCGCTGGCGTGGTTCTCTCCGGACTGCAAACACCACAGCAAGGCAAAGGGTGGCAAACCCCGTGAAAAGAAGATTCGCGGCCTCGCCTGGGTCACCCTGAAATGGGGTGCGTTCCAGATGCCGCGGAGCATTGCCATTGAAAATGTTGAAGAATTTCTAGATTGGGGCCCCTTGGACGACGACGGCAAACCGATCAAGGCTGAGAAGGGTCGTACCTTCAAAGCTTTCGTTGCCGCCTTGTCGACCGGCTTGGAAAGAGATCATCCTGACGTCGGGGAAATCTACGAAGCCCTCGGCTCCGACTTCCCAATGGACCGCCTGTACGCGGGACTGGGCTACCGTGTGGAATATCGCATCCTGCGCGCATGCGACTACGGCACGCCGACGATCCGCAAGCGCTTGTTCGTTTTCGCGCGCCGCGATGGCCTGCCGATCGTCTGGCCAACACCGACCCATGGTGATCCGAAAACCGACGCAGTAAAGCAAGGCCGGCTGCTGCCGTATCGCACCGCCGCCGAATGCATCGACTGGTCGATCCCCTGCCCGTCCATCTTCGAGCGCACGCGACCGCTCAAGGACGCCACCCTGCGCCGAATCGCCAAAGGCGTAATGAAGTTCGTGGTGAACAGCGACGACCCGTTCATCGTCAAGTTCTCCGAAAACAGCACCGGCCAGCAGCTCGACGAGCCACTGCACACGGTCATGGCCGGCGCACCTCGCTTTGGGTTGGTGGTGCCATCGCTCATGCATCTGACGCATCACGGCAAAGACCGCACCGGCAGCGTCGACGAGCCGCTTGCCACGGTCACGGGGGCGCATCGCGGTGAGCAAGCACTTGTTGCCACCACGTTGGCGCCATTCGTGACTGAGCATGCGAACGCAAGCACTCAACGCAACATGGCTGCCAACGAGCCTTTGCGCACGCAATGCGCGGAAGTGAAAGGTGGCCACTTTGCGGCCGTTTCCGCCACGTTGGTGCAAACCGGCTATGGCGAACGGCCCGGCCAAGCGCCGCGTGCGCCAGGTCTCGGAAAACCTCTCGGCACAATCGTCGCCGGCGGCGGCAAGCATGCGCTGGTATCGGCCATGCTGGCAAAGCACTATGGTGGCGTCGTGGGCACCGGTGTCAAGGTCCCCTTCGGCACAGTTACCACGAGTGATCACCATTCCGTCGTCACCGCGCAGTTGGTCGGCGTCGGCGGCCGCGCTGGGCAATCCCGGCCGCGCGACGCCAGCGAACCAATCCAAACGGTGACGGCCAAGGCTGACAGCGCGGTTGTAACCTCGCACTTGGTCAAGCTGCGCAACAACCAGTTCGGCCAGCCGATGGATGAACCGGCACCAACGCTCACCGCCGGCGGCGGCCACATTGGCGAAGTGCGCGCTTTCTTGATCAAGTATTACGGGAATGAAAAGGATGGCGTCAGTCTGCGCGCGCCACTTGGGACGGTACCGACACATGATCGCTTCGGGCTGGTCACGATCAAGGGCGAGGAATATCAGATCGTCGACATCGGCATGCGCATGCTGTCGCCGCGTGAGCTCGCGCGTGCCCAGGGCTTTCCCGATGACTACATCCTCGATCCGGTTGTGGATGGCAAGCCGCTCTCAAAAACGGCCCAAGTGCGCATGATCGGAAACAGCGTATGTCCACCGCTGGCGCGCGCCCTGTTGGAAGCGAACTTCGCGCACGAACGCAAACTGGAGCAAGTCGCGTGAACCACGATCCTTTAATCGCCCCAGGTGGCGCGAACGTCCAATTCTATGGCAATAGTCCGAATGGCGTCCTGGAAAAAATACACGGTCTCCGCCCGCTTTCTAGCCTTGGCAATTCGCAGTGGACTGGCGACTTTCCTCTCCCGATTGTATTCCTGCACAGCGGTCAAGGTGTACGCCACCTCGCGCGAAAGGGGGAGCAAATGCGCGAACAGATCCGAGGGCAGATCTTTGTTCGCTGCAGCGGAGATCATGTTGAGCAGTTGCTCCAACCTTGTCGTGCCAATTTGCGCGAAGCCGAGAGTGGTGGAACCTACGAACTTGATCTGGATTCCCCGTACCGCCTTCGCGACGTCTGCTGCGAGCACGGCACAAGCAGTCGCAAGTCTGGAGTCCGCCTCTACACGATCCAGCGCGCGAACACGTTGGCCATGCTGTATTTGGTGTTTCGTGCCCATCCAAGTACCGACAATCGCGACAATGGCACCGATCGCTTGGACCCACGATGCCCAGTCAGATTTGGACAGCTCCAGCAAGGAGCCGACACGATTCAATATGAATATGGCGACACTGGCCGCCAAAAGAGCTCCAACCCAGTTGGTCCAATCCTTCCAGTCGATTTTCATCGATTCCCCCATGTGTTTTTGAAAATCGTACTGCGCCGGCGAGCGCTCCCAACGTCAGTCACCCCAGACTTCCTGCCCGGAAGGCTCCGTCGCGTGCTGGGTCGCAAGCCTTCGGAAATTGGCATGCACGGCTTGAAACATCTTCCTAGGTTTTTCCATGCGCCTCGCCCACTCATCTCTGCGATGACCACTCATCACCACATCGGCGCTGAATCGAGCCACCTCGCTGTTCACATAGGATTGAAAATCAGCGAGCAAGCCAACCGCGTGGGCAAGCCGGAACGCATCGCTACCATCCAGCACCGACAGGGCACCAAGATCATCACTGGAGATGTAGATAGTCGGAATCGCTGTGATTCCAGATGCCAAGGTTCGCATGGAATCAGCGGTCGCGAGATTGTCGAAGTTCAGCGACGCCTCTTCGCGCAGCAAGTCAGCGACCAGCCTACCGAGCGCAGGCTGGACGCCGGCGATGATTGCGTAAGCGCGCCGCAAGGCAGCTCGCCGATCTTGGACGTCCTTTCGAATACTGAGCCATATGGTGCCGATCAGAGTGCCGATAGTCCCGATTGCACCGAACCATGCGGCCCAGTCAGCCGGAGAGAGGCACACGAATGTCTGAGCCAAAACTACCGCGATCCAAATAAGCGTGCCAACGCTGTAACCGATGCTGAACTTCCCCATGCGATCTCCCCTATTTTTTCGGAGATCGTAGCACAGGAGCTACTTCAGATCGTCAGGCGTCACCGTGATGTACGGGGCCAGCGGCGCCGGCAGCTTCTTGCGAACCGCGGCGGCGATCGTCGCTACGTGCTGGGTGAAGAGCGCGACCAGGTTGTTCGTCGTCAGGCCTCCAATGCCGACCAGCGTGTCTTTGCCAATGAAACCGGGCAGCACGGTGCCGTTGAATTTGATGATGAACGCGACACGCCCATCGCCGGTGTCCTTCGGTTGCTCAACTGCGAATCTCTCAGCCATACGCCCTCCGTAGAAGGGGGAAATCCTATCACGTCCGCGCCGGGCGAGCTCTCGGCCGTGGTGGCATAACTCAGGAAGACTTTCATGACCGACGACACCCCTATCGAAACGTCCGAAGACGAAGCCCGTCCGTATCAACGCGATCCAACCATGGAAGGCGTGGCCACGCCACCCGGCTCGTCAGAGCAAACCCTTTCCTACGGTCGCGTCGACTACCAGGCCGGCTATAACGCACTCAACGAATTCATCCGTGACTTCGAAATCGACTCTGGCGAGGGGGTCTATTTTCCGAATGATCAGGAACGCTTTGTCATTGAACAATTCGTGCTGGAGCTGATGAACAACGACGACGCCAAGGAATTCATCGCCGTCAACTTCACGACCCGTATCGGTGCATCGCCGCTGGCGGAAGCCGCCAGCAATGATGAAGACGCATATGTCATCGACAGGCTGGCAAAACTGCTTGCTGGCGTTTGTATCGCTCTCAAAGGTGAGGATCCGGAACTGCATCTGCACAGTTTCCACGACATCGTTGACGTCGCGACTAAGATGAAATTCGAACTGGATTTGTACCGCTCCCAAGCTGCCGCTGCAGAATTGGCCACGCGCGTTCCGACGTGGCAGGAGCAGGATAAAAAAGGCGGTAAGGCTCTGCCAGGCACCGTCCGAGAACTGATGCAGGCCGAGATTGATGCGCTTCGTGGTGCGCTCGCCGCCGCACCGCAGGAACAAGCGCCAGCAGATAAGGATGCGATCCGCAATGCGGCACTGGAAGAAGCTGCGCTGATTTGTGACAAGTCATATGTGGAACCAGGTGATTTGCAAGTTGAGAATTGCCATGAAGCTGCGGCAGCAATCCGAGCCCTGCAATCCCAACCGCACCAGGTGGCACAGAAAGGCGGTGTGTGATGAGCAGGAGCGGACTGGTTGAAGATGACGGCGACGATCCACTGGCACATGGGCGCTGGCGCGGAGCGGTGAAAAGCGCCATCAATGGGAAGCGCGGACAACAGTTCCTGCGTGAACTTGCCGACGCCCTCGATGCGATGCCGGAAAAGCTTCTCGTGGCCGGCGAGTTGCAGGCGGAGAACGGCTGCCATTGCACACTCGGGGTAATTGGACAGAAGCGCGGATTGGATGTGGCGACCATGGACATCGACGATTACGACGCCATCGCGGCCAGCCTGGATGTGAACGCTAAGATTGCACAGGAGATCATGTGGGAAAACGACGACGCGTTCGACGAATGGGAATGGGTCGACGTCGTTATCTGTGGCCCCATGCGTCCGCGCGCCTATACCGATGACTACCGCGATGAAAAGCATGAGCGCACCGTCCGGGTCACAAAACCGGATGCGGAGCATAAGCGCTGGCTTCACATGCGCGCCTGGGTGAAAAGCCACCTCAAGCCGGAAACGGACAGTGCTCCCCAATCTCAGCAGCTGCAGGTGACGAATTGAGCGCACCAGACTTTGCCTTGCTGGAACTGGCCGCGAAGGCCGCCAAGCTGGACTATCACGTCGACCATCTGGACGGTTGCCCGAAGCTGGTCGTTGGTGGGAGCGTTTGGAACCCGCTGTGCTTTGATGGCGACGCGCTGCGCCTGGCCGTCATACTGCGGCTTCATCTTGGGATTGAGGATTCGGTCTCGAGCGCTTGGCCAGCCGGCCTGATGTACAAGGCATGGGCGACCGAGCCGCACGGTAGTGACGAGTTCGCTGCAACTCGCCGCGCGATTGTGCGTGCCGCAGCGGCATTAGCTAGCCGCCCTGTCGTAGCGCTGACAGTTGGCGACGTTTAAAACGAGGCGGGATGATGAACCGACTCTATGTGTCAGAAAAATCAAGGATCGGCCTCCCGTCAACGTCGACGCGCTCAACCTTCACTTTTTTCGCTTCCGCAACGGCTGCATCCAAGGTCGCAAAATTGCGCCCGAGCTGGCGAAGATCGAGCCATTCTTTCACAGGCTTTCTGCCTGGCCAATGCAGCTCCAAAGCCAAAGCCGGAAAACATTCTGAATCCGTCTGGCAAGCACACGGATACACGTCAATTCTAGGTTGTTCCGTCGGCATAGGTCGTCCATCGTTAAACAAAGGGAAATCATCCTAGCATGAAAGAACGCCCAATCCTCTTCTCCGGCGCCATGGTACGCGCGCTGCTCGATGGCAGCAAAACGCAGACCCGACGTCCGGTTTCGCTTCGACCTGGCCACTTGCACAAGGAAGGCAGATTCCTGCATTCCGGAGACGCCGGGCTCTGCCTGCGGCAAGTCACCAATGGCATGGCGGACTTCTTTGAGCAGAAGGGCCATTGGTTCATCAATGCGGGCTGGCGTACCCTCGCTGACCTACCCTGCCCCTACGGGATTGCCGGCGACCGCCTGCGTGTCAAGGAAGCCGCCTGGATGTGGTGCGAGCGGCGTCCGAACGGCACCACCAAGACAGGTCGTCAGAAATGGCTGTACGTGCCGCTGCGCAACGCACCAATTTTCTACACTGCCGATCACCCGAACAAGCCGACGGTCGCCGTGGCATCGCCAGGCACCGGCCATGCTTGGGGTTGGCGGCTGAAGATTGGCCGATTTCTGCCTGCGTGGGCCAGTCGACTCTTTCTTGATGTCGCCGGCGTACGCATCGAGCAGTTAAACGACTGCAGCGAGGCAGACTCGATCGCCGAAGGCATCAGCAAGACGCCGGCCGGATTCTGGAGCACCTACGGCCAGCACCAGGTCGATGGCACATACAATCCGCTCGTGTCGTTTCGATTTTTGTGGGAATCAATCAACGGCGCCGGCAGCTGGCAGGCAAACCCATGGGTGTGGATTGTCGAATTCAAGCGTGTCAGCGATGCCAATGTTGCAGGAAATCTGCCGCATCACCATCCTGCCAGCTCCTACAGCGGCAAAAAACTGCCGGAAATGGAAGGAGTCGTCCAATGAATTCGCCTCTACCGTTCATGAGTGACGAGGAGATCCTGCTTCTGGTCAAACCGCTGACTCAGAAAGCCGCGATCATGCGGTGGTTTCGCAACAACGGATTCCCGGATGTGAAGGCGAAGCCCAACGGGCTCCCCCTGATCTTCCGCAGCGCGTTCGACGCCGCGCCGGCGGCCGCAAATTCCGACTCGCATGCCCAGGCGTCGGCGCAACCCAACGTACTTGAGTTTCGTCTGCGATACGGGAACAAAGCCAAACCCCAACACCAAAAAAAATAGAAAAATCGTAAATGGCACGAAGAAGAAAACATAACCCGTTTGACCTGCACCCGACTAGGCACGCCCACCTTACCTTTAAGCATGGCGCTTTTTACTACATGCACAAGGATGATCGGGGCTGGGAAAGGCTAGGCACTGATCTGCGCGAAGCCAAGGCGTTGACGGAGCATTACAACGACGTCGACAGCCAGTACGGGCTGATGTCGTATTGGTTGGACGAATTCTTGGCCAGCTGCAAAAAGCGCGTTGGATTGAGCAAGATCAAGCGCGGAATCTCGAAGCGCACTTACGAGGACTACCAGCGAGACGTCGTCCCGCTGAAACTCTTCTTCGGCGGCATGCTCCCGAGCCAGGTGGAGCCGCATCACATCGGGGAATATCTTGATCTCGGCGTGGAGCAAGACCGGCCAGTGCGTGCAAACAGGGAGAAGTCGTGCCTTTCTGCGGCATTCACCTGGATGATCCGCCAGGCTGATTCCGGTGTGAAGGTCAATCCCTGCTTCGGTGTCAAACGCAATCCGGAGACGAAGCGCGATCGCTACGTCGAGGACTGGGAATTCAACGCTGTGTATGCCGTTGCGGCACGCTCGGTCCGCGCGCTGATGGATCTGATCTACCGGACGCTGCAGCGGCCAGAGGACATCATTGAATGGACGCCCCGCAACATTCGGCACAAGTCCGAGAACAACACGACCAAACGCGTTATACGCACCCGCCAAGGCAAAACCGGCGCGGACTTGGATATTGAGGTCACCCCGGAGATTGATGCGATTCTTGACGTTCTGTGGGGGCCCAAGGGCGCGATCAACCTCGACGCCCCTCTGATTCGTAGCCGGAACGGCACTGGCTACACGTACAGCGGCCTGTGCGCCAACCTCCAGCGGAACCGAAAAACCGCCAAGCTGGCTGAGAGCTTCGGCTTCTACGATCTGAAAGGCAAAGGCGCCACGGACATGTGGCTCGCGGGTGTGCCGCTCGAGAAGATCCAGGTGCTGTGTGGCCATGATTCGGTCACCACGACTGAAATCTATGTGAAGTGCCGTTGGCGGGGCACCGTGACGCCGAATCAGGTCCAAATGACGTCTATTTAG